CTATTTTTTTAAATCTTGCGCCACCTACATCTGTTCCATCTGATGTAGCGTGTACATACAACATATCAGGAGACATACTATGTGATAATTCAATATCTCCGGCGTTAGAGCCTTCCGCCACACCTTCGTTAGACTTCTTTTTGGTGTTAACATTGATGGCTTTACCACTACGTTCTGGATTAGGATCTTCTCTACGCTTACGTGCAGCAGCACTTGCACGACCCTTCTTACCTAAATTTTGTGCTTTACTTTGTGGTAAACACTTTGGCTTACCTTCACTATCATCACCTCTAGCACAGTCACCACGAATCTTTCCATCAGGACCAAAACGTACCCACTTTTCTTTGAACCATTGGTGTAAGTTCTCATCTGCTCTTTCAATGCCTTCTAGTATAGAACTTTCATTCTTCTTTCCACCATTGCCCCAACTACCATGGCTCTTGCGGCACTTAACTAACGCACCACTAGCATAAGCACTTGGCCATACTTTATAACGGCTCTTAACTTTATAGTAGCAAGCATCTTTCTTTTCATTCATCAATTCTTCACTGACCAATTCGCCACCACAGTGCGGGCATTTCTCGGTGTGATCTTCATTAGTTTTGTTTTTTTCACAACTACCTGGAAAGCCTGCTTTGGTACCAGCAACTCTATGATAACCAGACCAGCAACTTAATTCATCTAATTGTTCTTCATCATTGCTTTCCTTCAATCCAGAAATCTTACGCATTGCCAATCTATGTTTTAACATATTAATAGCATTATCCAATTTCTGATTTAATGATTGATAGTTATCTTTTGCACCATATCTAACATGCATTCTTGTATCAGTATCATTCTTCATTGCAGGAGTCATTAAACCCTTACGTTCTAATCTATCAACTAACTTATCTACTATTTCTTGTTTCTCTATAGCACTATTCAATTGCATTAATCTATTCTTTAATACTGAATGCTTCTCGCCAGGCTGTGATACTGGTGTTGGTTCAAATTGTCTACGTAAACCTTGTTGTGCTTTTTGTACAGTATTCTTTTCAAAATCCTGTCTCCAAGCTTCTATGTCAGCTTCACGTTGTTTCTCTATAGCTAGTTTAGCTTGAATCAATGCATCTAATGATGTAGATTTTAATTGATCACCTAAGTTTTCATTTAAATTTAATTCACTTTCGGGGAAAGCAATATATGTATCACCATTGATATCACCGGTGCGTATTACAAATACACCTGCATCTGGTTCACCAGATTCATCTTCACCTATTTCCCAACCCATGGTAGATAACACATGTTCAATCTTTAACATTTGGTCATCAGATCCATTATACCATTGTGACGCTAGTTTTCTTAACATCTGATAGTCATCTGAATCGTCATCATCATTATTTGGTGCAAATTCATATAATGATTCTGATAAACGATTCCACATATCTTGTGTACCGCCCCATACGTTACTCTTTGTAGATTTACGAAAACCCATTGATAGTAATTCTTGTTCAGTATGACTACCACTTATTTGATTAGGTCTTTTCCAAACAAATTTACTACTGCCTGGATTCATTTTCTGTGCAGTTTGTTTACGTATATTATTAGCTTGACCAGTTGTAGGTCTATATTCTTCATTTGTTGCCATTTCACCGTCATCACTATGACCATAGTATTTGGCTACTTTTTGTAAATCTGCTAAATTTTTACTATTGAGATAATCAGTTACTAAATCATGTATTTGATATCTCTGTTCACGTGGTGGGGGCAATTCTATTTCACCTTCACTTGCATCAGCAATATGTGCGGCACCAGGACTGTCTAAGAACCATACTTCATCATCCTCATCCCATTCTAATCCCCATTTGTCTATTGTTGCAGTTAACACATAGTTGTTAGTAGTACCTACTACAAACTTGTTACCACCTATATAACGTGAACTATTTGGTTGACCGTAATCTTTAGGACCTTTAGGACCAGTAGGATTTACAGAAAATTCATTTATACCTTGACTAATAGCAGATTTCTTTGCATCATTAGCAAATTGTTTTTTAGTTGCACGAACAATACCACTGAAACGTTTATCACCACGTTTGTAATCACCTTCACTATCAGCTTTGCCTGCATCGGCAGCGGCAGCTGTTTTATATTGTGCTAGTTTCTCATTAGAGATTTCATCTAGTTGTTCTGATTCGGGCATCAATCCATGTTGTTTAACACGTGCATCTAATTCTTCACGTTCTTTGTTTAATTTTTTTATAAGTTCTTTATCACCAAACTGTATTGCGTTTCTGAGTTTTTCTTGAATAGCATCTGCTAATTCATAATACTGATCCATTTTCATTCTAGTATTATTATCTTCTCGTACTTCTTTACCACGACCTAATTGTTGTAAATCACTTGTTAATACATCTTGTGTAACACTACCCATCCCTTTAGTAATTGTAATGCGTGAATACTTACGATCCTTACTCATATCAACTACTTTAGCAGGGTATCCAAAATACTTAACAGTATCACCTACTTGTATGATCTTCATAGACACACCACCTAAATTGACTGGCGTATCACCTGCAAAGTTACCTTGTGGTCCCCATGGATCATCCATACTTTCATTTGTACCACTAGCTAATCTATCATGGTCACTATCACGTTGTTGTTTTTCAGCTGCCGCTTTCTTTGCACGACCAATAGCAAAGTCTTTTTGCTGACGTTCATATTCAGCAAATGGATTAACATCTTCATCATCATCTGTATGTGAATAAGGGCCACGTTTACGATATGTGGGTGCATCAGCTCCGTATTCTTTTGCTGGATCATTATGTCCATAAAAAGGATTAGATTCGTTTAATATACCTTTAAGAATATTACTCATATTACTTCTTCTTGTTTTTATTGTCTAACATGCCACGCTTGTTGGCTGTAGCCCAAGCAATGTTCTCTGCTTCTTTTTTACTGTGACCAAGTTTCTTTTCTGATTGTGCAACATGCTTAACCATACGGTCTACTTTAGCACCTTCATCTAATGGAGCATGTACTGGACATTGATCTTGGCCCATTGTTTTGCATACACATTTTGTATTAGGTTTACCTTCATACATGTCATGGTTATTAGATGTAACATAGTATTCAACTTGTTTTATCAATTTGTTTAAGTTATCAGGACTGATATATTTAACATTACCTACACGACTTACAATTCTATCAATAGCATCACCTACACGGTCAGCACCATGTTTTAATAAATCAGGACGATATTTCATAACATGACTTATGATTGCATTTGCAACTGGATTATTTTCTATACTTTCATCAACCGCATCTGGATCATGATTCATTTCTTTTGCACTAATTAAATAATCCATAACAGATACCATCATGCTCTTTGTAGCACCAATTTTCTCTGAAACCCACTCAGGGAAGTCATCTCTTGTTGATAATTCTTGATCCAAATGTTTTGCTACACGAATAATAGTATGTAAACTATTCTTTAATGTTTGTCCTTCATGTTCTGCACGATCAGGATCATGTTTGACAAATCCAGTTTTAAGACTACGCCCCTGACCAGGAACAACAATTAAATCTTGTTCACTTAAATCTTGTTCGCTAATTTCAGCACTTTCATTGATGCTATTAGCGTATGGAGCTTTTGTTTTCTTGCCTTTAAAAAGGTTACCAACTTTCTTATTGCCATATATGCTAGGATTACCCCTAGATTGTGTAGCACCTAAAGCTGTGTCTACAGTAGCTATTGAGCCTGCTGTAGTTGTTTCACTGATGATTTGACTGATTTTCATAAAGGATTCCCATACTAATAGTGTATTTATCAAAATACCGTAATATGGAAACTTATTAGATTTTGCCTGAAGGATTAGCTGTTGGTGGAATTCCAGCTCTATTAGTCTTCCAATAGAAGGATTTAGCGTTCTTTTTGATACTATCTGGATGTACATCCACAGTTAATGCTGTCTTGTAACGTGGGTCATTCTTTTCTTTTTCGCTAGGAATATAACCAGAGGCTTCTGTTACTTTTTGTTCGTTGCGTGTTAACTTATATCCTATTTGTTCAGGATATTCTACTTTTTTTAAATCGTAACCTAACCCAGTAGCATATCGTTGAGCTAATCTATCGTATAGTTTTGTTCTGCTGCCAGTAGGATCTTCTTCTTTTACAGTGGTAAAAAATAGAGTATTAGGTTTTTTCTTTTTAATAAATTGACTAATAGCATTTAGTACTGTAGCAAATACTCGTTGAGCATCACCTTCCCCGGTGACCGATTGACTATTGTTTCTATAAAATTCAACCCCCCAGTTATTATCTGACATATCGGCTAGATTAAACATAATGCTTAAGTTTGTGTCGTCTGGTAGTTTTGCTAATGCATCATAATCACCGTACTCACTCTTTTCCCATTTAAATGAATATGGCTTATGAAAAGCTTCATTGATATCAATTATTGGATTATTAGCATCACGGTTTCTAGGTTCACCTATAATAGTAGTAGCCCATTGAACTTTACCACTGCCCAATAACCTCATACCCATTGAAATACCTAAACTAGGATCATGAACCCAAAAAGCCTGTCCCGCATCCATTTGTTGAATTTTATTCTTCATTAATGAAATTCTACGTAACAATTCTTTTGCAGTAGATATAGGTACCCTACGTTCTTCTAATCTCTCTAATGCATGTTTTCTAATATCAAACCACATATCACCTACTTGTAGTGGACCTATACCAAATGATTCATTTAAATCTTCTTGTACTACAGCTGGTAGAAACTTTAATAACAATGTATTTCTTCTGGTATCATCATCTACATGTCGTAACTGATCTTGTGGTAATGGTTGATATATGTTTTTAATGGGTACATCCTTACGTGATATTTGGTCATATCCTACCACTTGTTTAGGATAATTATGTATTAGTTTTTGCCAAATACCCTTCTTACTATCAGATGTTTGTGTGCTATCACTATATAAAGGTACATTTAAATAATCACTTACTGCTTTATATAACTTCCATCCTAAACCCTGTCCACTAACTTCACTTTCACCCGCAACCGCACCTGTTTTGTAACCATCATGAAACTTACTTATACCAAGATAAAACACTGGTTTATTCTCTTTGTTAAATAAGAAAAACTTATATCCATAATTATCTTCACGAAATACTTGATTTTTCATAGGAAAATTAATAGATGTTAACTTAGTTGCCTGATGATATTTAAGTTTAGTCTGTACATCATTATACATTGATTGTATATCCATACGCCTAGTAATTGGAGGCATATCTATAATTTCATCAAGTACATTAGAATACATACCATTCAAACTTAATATTTTGCTATGTAACTTATCACGCAAATCATATAATTTTGTAATATAACCTTGGCTACGCAACATTTTATATGCTAAGTTTTCAGGGCCAAACTCTCCACCTTTATCTAATCCAGCTTGACGATATTGTTTGATTTTCTTCAATACTTTTGATACTTTGGCTATATTATCAGTTTGTAGTGTTTTCTCAATTACATCTAATAACTTATTATATTTTGCTTTAGTAGCTGTTTGGTCAAAGTTTGCTCTACGTTTTGTAGGTAAACGTAACCATTTGTTATCTTTAATACTATACTCACCTAAACTAACTACAGGTTCTGATGCATCTTGTATATATAATTCTACTGGAATTCCGTGAATAGTAATATCATGTGAATCATTATATAAGTCTTTTTTAGCTGTAAACAATTCACGGTATATTTCATCGTTAGGTAAATCACTCATATTAACTAGAATATGTAAATCTAAGTCGCTATGGTCTGTATAGCTATAGGCTGCATTACTTCCGGATATAGTAATATCACGTACATCTAAATCATGTATTCCCATCTCTTGTAGGAAATCTTTTGCAATTGTTTTTAGTTGTAGTTCTACTTCAGGTTGTAGATGTTGACCACGAAATAGTTTAGGATTTAGGTGATCGTGAAATGTCACAGCATCTGACAATTTGAAGGAGTGTAGTTCTTTTAGGTCCATAGAGTATTTATCAGTAACAAGTCATTAGTACTGAATAAAAAGAACCGTTATCAACTCCAATATTTAGATGAATCTAGTTTATCCCAATATTGTTTGTTGTTACGATTGACAAAATTCTTGACCAGATATTTAGCCATACCTAGATATCCCATTCTTTTAAATCTACGGCTATCTTGACCAAAATGATGTTTAACAATTTTAAATTTTCTAGGGCTATATTTCCTAGATAAGAAATAGTCCTCTGATGTTGCAAACTTTTCTGGAAATCCACCATATTCCATAAACTTGTCTGTGCGTGTTAACATAAATGCCCCAACAGCAAATGGACTAAAATATTTCAATGTATGATTGATTGTATTAAAAATAGCAAAGCTAATCATTGCTCTTGGATCATTATCATAAGATTTAATGTTCAATCCAACAAGATCCAATCGTTTAGCTTCTATTTCTTTAACCGCATCATGAATTACATTATTTTTAAAGAAACGTACATCAGCATCAATGAATAGTATATATGGTGTTGTGACTAATTTGGCACCATTATTCTTGGCAATACTAACAGGACCACCATCAATGATTTCTACGTTCAATGAATAACTATTATCCTTTATGACTTTTCTAGTATTGTCAGTGGAACAGTCTGCAATGATAATCCTAGTATCACCTATGTATTGTAAACGTAGTGATTCTAATAAATGATGAATATAGTTTTCTTCATTTTTGCAAGGAATAACAATAGTAATTTTATCACTGAATTTCATGATTGTCGTTGGTCATTTGCCCGCCAAACCTTGCTCGTTTGATTCTATTAAATTGATGTAATCTCTAAGCGATTTATTTGTCATAGTAGTTACTATATTCTTATCTTATATTTATTCTGTTATTTTTGTATTTGAGCTGTTATATCTTTCATACAATTCTTCTTTGGTTAGTGAGCAAGCAGTCTTCTTGCTTGAATTCTGTACGTTAGGTATATACTCAAGATTTGATATGTTCCCTATTATTTCCGGAGGGATGTTTTTCATAAACCCTTCGTGGCAAGAAAATCTATGATCCAATGAGTAGGCGGTTTTATTACTTGCGTGTCCCCGTAGGGTATAGTTAGGCAGAGTTTCAATCGGTTGCTGATTAGTATAGTGCCATACCTTTCGTCTATACAGATAAAATTCTTCCATTTGTTCTTCAGGAGTCCATCTGCCAGCATCTTCATTTTTCTTTCTTACGCTATCTATAATCTCTTTTGATTTCAATGGATGGTCAACACCATAGTTGTCAATATAAGTTTGTTGTCGTTTAACAAGACTTTCTTTAGTCTTCATATTATGGTCTACACCATATTTTTTCATCATCCCATTTTTCCTACGCTGTATTCCTAATAGTCCACTAAAAGGATTCGGCAACACTGACAATTGGTATTTTGAATTACAACTATATGAACAGAATACTCCTTGATAACCACCTTTAAATCTCAGTGGGTTATCACAGGCAGAGTATTTACATTTAGCAGGATAATCTTGTAAATCGTTTAGTATCCAGTAAATCCGTTCGGATAACTTATCTGATTGGCATTTATTGGTAAAATGTAAAATACTATTTTTAACTTCTATCGGTAGGCTTTTAAATTTCCCTGTGGATATTTTTCCATCTGACCCGTAGATAGTATTAATTAGGTAATGTTTAAGTCCTAGCAAGTTCATCATATTGTATTTATGCCCACGATGTAATATGTGAACATATATTGTGTTTTAATCGTGTTCTTTAGTCCAGGTGATTATTTCCCACTTACCGTCATGATGTTCTACTAATGCGGTACACGATTCAACCCAGTCACCATCATTCATGTAGATTATGCCATCCATTTCTTTTATTTCGGCTGAGTGAATATGACCTACGATAACACCATCAAAACCGCGCTTTTTACAATAAGCGGTAATATTTTTCTCAAACTGAAATATAAAATCTATAGCTTTTTTTACTTTGTGTTTAAGATATTTACTAATACTAAAGTACCCAAAACCCATGCGATGACGGATCCAATTGAATTTACTATTAAACGATAAAATGAAATCATATGCTTTATCTCCTAAAAAACTTAACCATGGTGCTAATCGTGTTATACCATCAAATAAGTCACCATGCACTACCAAATAATGTTTACCGTCTACACCTATATGTTCAATCTGATTATGTATCTCTATAAGACCAAAACTAAATCCATATGGTATCATAGGTCGTAAGAATTCATCATGATTGCCTGCAATATATATAACTTTAGTTCCACGTTTAGCATGACCTAATACTCTACGAACTACATTGGTATGACTTTGTTTCCATCTCCATTTGTTTTGTTGTATACGCCATGCATCTATAATATCACCTACAAGATATAATGTGTCACAGGTGTTATGTTTAAGAAAATTATTTAACTTATCTGCTTGGCTATCTTTAGTACCAAGATGAACATCACTAACAAATATAGAGCGGTATGTCTTCATCTTGTATTTATTTATAATATTATGACAAATATGTGACAGTAAGTCCATTAAAAAAGAGCCTTTTAGGCTCTTAGTACTGGTTACGCAAATCCAGCGACACGCTATTTTGTGTCCGATCTAAAGAGGTTTATGAACCAGCGTTTAACGCCAGTTATCACTTTCCCAATAAAAAATCAACTTTTGCTTCTGCGACGTTTAGACGTTCTTCAATTATATCTAATGCAGGATCAGCTGGAGTTGAAACTGCTTCAGCGATTTGTTGTGTTACTTCAGGAGAAACTTCTTCAACACCTGTAGCTGTAGCAATTACTTCAGCAACTGCGGCTGCAACTACTTCTGCAACTTCAGGTGCGGGTGCGGGCATATCAGCAACTGCCACCATGATTGCGGCTGTAATTGCTACAGGGTCAACAACAACTTCTGGCTCTGCTGTAACAACAGCAGAGATTGCGGCTGCAACAATTTCAGCAACTTCTGCGTGGGCAACAGGTTCTGCTTCTAATTGTGCTGTAACAACATCAGCAACGATTTCAGAAGCTTCTACATGTTCAGCACTTGGTGATAATGCAACTACTTCTGCTACATCAACCGGTGCATCATTTGCAACTGCGGCAACAATAGCATCAATGTGGCTTTCTGTTTTTTCTGCAATTAATTGGTCAACTTGAACTTCAACGACTGATAATCTTGCATCTAATTCTTCAATACTTGTGGCATTGTCTGTGTTAACTGCTACACCAGTTAAACTGGCTAACTTAGCTTCTACAGCTACTAATCTTGCGGCCAAATCTTCTAATCTCATGGGTCTCTCCTTGTGGGTTAGTTTTTGTGCCACCATGGCACACTATTATTTAATTGATAATATGTGTCAATAATGTGACAAAATGGACATTATGCCATTAAAAAAGCCCCTTTCGGGGCCTTTGTTTTATGGTTTCTTTATTTCATTACCATCTTTATCAAGAATCTTTATTCCATGTTTTTCTTGCTGTTCTTGTAGGAACATAGGTCCAACTGTTTTCAATAGATGTTCCTGATTTTCCATACAGAATACATAACTACCACTGTGACGTAGTAATACACGTTTGTCAACCCAAATACGTCCACCTAAGTCACGCCAGTTTTCACAGAATGTCCAGTCTTCACTATAATAACGATTCTGACGTACTGCTGTATCAAAATAGGTCTTTAAGTGTTGGTCAAACTTTGGATCTAAACCAATATCATTCTTATACTGTTTAACAGCTGGGTGAGATTTCATTTTCTCAAATACATGTTTCTTCATCAATAAGAAACCTGTACCTGCTTTACTTACTTCTTGTAAGCCATCAGTGCCTTCTTCTGCACCTTCAAATCCGTTAACTACCCATTTGATTGGCATAGTCTTCATTGGGTACAATCCACCAATAACATCAACGTCACGGTTTAATAGTACTAACAAGTGCCATGGCTCCCAACCAATGTCAGCATCAACAAAGAATAAGTGTGTTGCGTCTGGCATGTCTAAGAACTTAGCAGTTAGTGTATTACGTGCTCGGCTAATAAGTGATTCATTAACCATTGTTTCTAATGTCCAATCAATACCAAGTTGACGAGCTGTGTTGGCCCACTTAATGAAACTCATGAATGTAGATTCGGTAAGCATACCCCCATAACATGGCATAGCGATATGTACTTTAGTAGTTTTTAGAAAATCTACGTTAACTTGTACTTGTCCGGGAGAAGGTGCTGCCGGAGCTTGTGCAGCTTCTTGTGCAGCCTGTTCAGCTATTTCTTGTACCTTTTCTACAGGAACTGTTTTAGGTTCTTTAGTAGCTTTTGTTTTTGCTGGTGCTTTAGTAGCAGTTGTTTTTGTTGCGGCTTTTGCAGGTTTCTCTGCTGCCTTTTCGGTTGTTTTCTTTGTTGCCATTTGATCCTCTTGTTAAGATAGTATTATTTACATCAAAACAAGGTGATCAAATTATTTTTCTTCTAGGTAATCTAAGTTTTCGGTAACAGTAGTTTCTTCTAAATCATATTGACTAGTACCCTTTGCCCAACCGGTAAATGTCTGAGCATCCTCAATAGACAATAATACCGTTTGTCCACGTTTGTTAGTAAGTCTTAGATTGTATTCTCCCGGACCATCATATTCATCATTAAAATCAATTGTCCAGCCTTTTTGTTGAAGTTTTGCTGTTAAATATTTTACATCATTAGCAGTACCATTACCAAAACCCTCAGGATCTATAGTAGCGGCAAGACCTGAGTTATCTTCACTTGCCCAAAACCAATCATTGGCTAGTAACAAAATATCTCTAGGTACTTGTTGCCATGTTAATGTTTTTGATGGTTGTTTGAATGGGATAATTTCGCCCTCCGACAGTTCACTACCCATACCCATATCTAACATCTTAACAACATTAGCGGCTAGTTTAGGATTCTTTTGTGTTACAGGATATAAACTCATAACCATCGCTGTCTTACGTTTATCATTCAATGTAGGCCATGCATTACGTATCTCTGTTGCACTAGTAATGCCAGGGCCAAACTCTACTGTCGGCAGATAAGCAATATATGCTTGTTTACCAAATGGCTGTACATTTTTACCTGTCCATGGTTGAAAATAAGCAGGACTACCATCTTTCTTTGTACCACCTGGTTTAGGGCTTTCATTACGATCCTTTTCACTACGTACAAAGATTAATACATCTTCTGCAGGGTTATAGTGATCGGTTATTTCTCTAGGTTGAAATGGACTTTTAACTTGTACAAAGTGTTTATCAGCTACACCTGCAAGTTTTGCTAGTTTCTCTTTAATAGCAAACGGAAACGGACGTGTCTTTGTGTCATTAGTTGCAGCCACATAAACGTCGGCACCGGGAAATGCTTTTACTGCACTCTGATACAATGCGGCATGTCCAGCATGAAATGGGTGAAAGCCTCCCGGCATGACAACAATATATCTCATATCAATAACTTAGCTTTACAAAATTAACTAATCCACCGTTAAAGTCAACAACTTTAGCTCTCATATATACAAAGTTACCATCTATATTTGTATATACAGATGCATTACTTGCAATTTGCGGGGCGGAGTTTGATGCCGCATTTGCATTGGCTTCTAGTTCATATACCTTAAACCAATCACCGTCGGCAGGCGTGGTAGCTAAACTAGCTTCTATTGTAATATTACCAGTACAATTTGTCAAGTTAATATTAACTGTTTGTAGTGATCTAGGGGCTATAATATATGATGCACCGGGTTGGCTATTACCCGTTACGGTATAGGGTGCGGCATTGCCTGGATTAACATAAGCTGTTTGTGGCAATAATATAAGTGTGGTTGTTTGGCTCATTATGCTTTTACAACCTCAACAACTACACTATCGCCAATTAATTCTTGGGCAACTTGTTCTAAAGCCGCTTCTATCTCAGGACTAGTAATACTAGCTCCCTGCTCAGTATCTTTTACTATCTTACTAAACGTGATTACGATTGATTCTGTTACAATCTTTGCCATGGTAAATACTCCATTTTATTAGAGTATTTATCATTTTAGATAGGTTCAAGGCGTTTTTCTAATTTATAGCGTTTTCCAAGATATTCCCCATGCATTAATGCTAGATAACTTAATGTACTTTCATCATCATAATCAATGAAATGTATAGGGCTGGTAAAACGATATCTCCAACTATATTGATTTTTAGTAAGAACTGCACCCAATAACCAATATTTTAATGAATTACAGGGATATAAGCTAGGGGTACGTTTTAATAATTCATCAAGCTGTTCTACTAAACCACCTTTAACTATCTTAGATTTTAAATATACTCTAAACTTATGTTTAGGCTCTTTAGCAAATGATTTTACCCCTACAAAATTATTTGTCTGTACTTGGGTATAATCATAATCTAATTCAGGCTTGATATTTTCAATACGTTTCAGTAAAGATAAATCATTACTAAAAATTGATGCTGTATGCCATTCTAAACGAATAATTGCTGAGCCATCTTTTTTAAATGATTTACGTAATTCTATTAATTGTTTAAGTGCTTCTAAATCTGCTGTAACTTCTGGACGATCGGTATCTTTAATAACTCTCCATCCACTGGTAGCATTATACCGCTTCATCAAACCATCAACAGACGTTTCATTGATTATATACCTAATACTAGGCATTTTGAATCTTACCCGATAAATGTACTTGTTGTAATAGTCACTATCTCGGTAATCGTAATAATCAATACCCGGTACATTAGTTACTGATTTCAATAATGCCATCTGATCCTACTTTCGCAATTGATTTTTGAACTACATTAAATTCAATATTATTATCTACCAATACACATGTTACTGTAGCATTTTTAATACGTTCAAACAATATTTTCTTACTCAATGGTACACGAATCAATTCATCAATCTTACGACCTAATGGACGAGCACCCATTTTCTTATCATAACCCTTATCAGCTAGATAATCAACAACTGGCTCACTTAGATTCAAACTGATATTATGCTTCTCAACCAATGATTTCTTCAAATCTTCTGTAAACTTAACAACAATCTTCTTAATAGCTAATGTATCTAGTTTACCAAACTTACAAATCAAATCAACACGATTTCTAAATTCTGGTTTAAAGAATTCTTTAATTGCTTTGTCATCCTCACCAATCTTTTCTTGGCTACCGAATCCAATATTGTTTTTCTCACTATCACTACTACCCAAGTTACTTGTCATAATAATGATGGTATTTTTACAGTTAACTTCTTTACCATTACTACCAGTAATACGACCCTCATCTAACATCTGTAAGAAGATATTAAAGATATCTGGATGTGCTTTCTCAACCTCATCAAATAACAAAATACTATGTGGGTTCTTGCTTAAGTCATTGATTAATCGTCCACCACCAACTTGACTATCACCAAAGCCAACATAGCCAGGGGGAGGACCAATCAAACTTGATACTGAATGTTTCTCACTATATTCACTCATATCATACTTGAGTAATGGCATATCAAGGTTTTTACTTAACAACTTAGCCAATTCTGTTTTACCTGTACCAGTTGGGCCTAAGAAGATAAAACTTGCTGTAGGCTTAGATTCATTACCAATGCCAGCAAAGCTAACATAGATACGTTCTAATACTTGTTCAACTGTTTCATCTTGTCCATACAATTTACCCTTGATGTTAATCTCAAGATTATTGATACGGTCATAGTTATCACCATTAAGCTTATCAGCAGGGACGCCGGTGAATTTCTCAACTTGCTCGTGGATCAAGTCTTTAGTAATGATTATACCTTTATTACCTGCAACACGTTGTTTAGCACAAGCCGCATCAAGTAGGTCAATAGATTTATCTGGATTCTTACGGTCGTGAATATATCGTGCTGACATTTCTACCGCTGCCGTTACTGCTTCTTCACTGATTTCTACTTCATGAAAGTCATTCAATCGTGTGCTTAATCCACTAAGAATGCGAATTGTACTATCATGTGATGGTTCATCCACTGATACACGATAGAATCTACGCATCAATGCACGGTCTTTCTCAAAGCTTTCGTAGTATTCTTCCCAAGTAGTACTAGCAATAACTTTAAGTGTACCTTTAGTAATTGCAGGTTTAATCATGTTGGCAAAATCAATAGATCCACTAGTTGAAGAACCACTACCCTTCATGGTATGTGCTTCATCAATGAACAATATTGCTTTCTTTTTAGTATTCAATGCGTCTAATACAGCTTTAACTTTTTCTTCAAAGTCACCGCGATATTTACTACCAGCAAGCAATGCACCTATTTCAAGACTATATACATCGTGGTTAATAATGAATTCAGGACAATCACCTAGTGCGATTGTTTGTGCAAGACCTTCTGCAATAGCTGTTTTACCCACACCTGGATCACCTACCATCAATACATTACTCTTAAATCGTTTAGCAAGTACATTGATAATGTCATCAAGTTCTTTAGTGCGTCCAATTAGTGGTTCAAGTTTACCTTGACGTGCTAATTGACTGAGATTAGTAGTATATTCTTCAAGTATCTCATCTGCTTGACTTTCAGACAATTTAGTAGTAAATTCTGCACCCTTGTATGTTTTTTGCCAATGTGGTACAAAGTCATTTTTATTGATACCATATTTCAACAAGAAGTAATGTGCATGACTATTGCCCTCACTTGAGATACTTAGATACAAGTCAATGGTAGTTACTTGTCTACGTCCTGTGAATAGAACTTGTGTTACACTACGATTCATTACACGTTCTAAGCTATTTGTCTTTTTGGGTTGTACTTCCACTTCAGGGTCTACTTTTGCTACGATAGCGTGTAAGCTATCAATATATGAAGTAACTTCCTGAATCATAGTTTGTGTTTCACAACCAAAACTATCTAAACATTTTTTAAATGGAGTATGTGTTATAAGCGATAATAACAAATGTTCAATAGTGCAATATTGATGTTTTCGTTGTTTAGAAAACTCAATAGCCTGTTCAATGATAGCTTCAATTTCGGGTGAATTATTCACTAGTATTTCCTTTTAAAATAATATTTACTGTGCTTTAGATAGCAAAATGCTATCAGTTATACGACTGTCTATATTATCAGGAATAAAGGGTTTTAGCAAGATGATTTGGTCACCAAATATATTAGTTCCCTGTATTGGAAGTCCTTGATTGTTTAGTTTCAGATGCATATATGGTTGTGTGTTGGGCTGTACAGTTACTTCTAATTTTTTACCACTGATAGTAACAAATTCAAAAGTACTACCCACAATTAAATCTAATACAGATATAGGATGATTACTATACAAGTCATTGATTCTTCTTTCATATTTTAAATGTGGGTGAATTCTATATTCTACAATTAAATCACTAGAATCAATAACTTTTTCATAGCGAACCTGTCCACCATCTTGTATTCCTTTTGGAATATTTACTTTAACCATATGTGCTCCGGTGGGAGTTTGTAATTTCAATACTTCTTCACCGCCATTATACACATGTTCTAAACTAATCCAATATGTAGTTCTATATGTGTTTTGTTGATTAAATGGATTATTATGTTGTTGTCTGAACATTTGTCCAAATATTTCATCCATATTGAATCCATTCATATTGAATTGGAATCCACCTCCCGGAAATCCTTGGAAGGGATTACCCTGATTAATTGGATTATCATATTGTTGACGTTGTTGTGGATCACTAAGAATGCGATATGCTTCTTCTATCTTTTGAAATGTAGCGGTATCACCACCTTTATCCGGGTGATGTTTACCTGCTAATCTTCTATATGCTTGTTTAATTTCATCGGCGTTAGCATTTTTACCAACACCTAAAGTTGAATAGTAGTCTGTCATAATATCAAATATAACACAGTTAGTGTGTTAAGTCAATATTTATTATGATTTACCTTCAATTTTTTCTTTTGTTCGCCCGTAAGCTGCGATACCAAGTACAGCACCCATAGCGATGTGGTATAATCCAGCACCCTGTAATGTTAGTGGTTGCCATTGACTAGTAACACTACCCTTACTCATTGCCTGTAATAAGCTCCATAATACGGGGAATATAACAAAGTCACATGTACATGTCATCATATAAACCCAGCCCATAACAGGACGCCATTTTTTGTTGATCCAATCTGTGTTATCATTTGCTACTAACACATCTGCACCTTGTGCGGCATTAGATCCTGCACCAGTAAGTACAGGCTGATTGCCAACACTCATATTCATGTTGCTTGTGCCGGTGGATCCCATGTTATTGGTTGTTCCGCCAAACGAACTCGCTGGTGCTCCAAACCCTGAACTTGAACCAAAGCCTGCTGTAGCTGATGAACCAAAAGTGCCGGCTGATCCGAAGCCTCCTGCTGTAGATGAGCCAAATGCTGAAGGCCCGCTTGATGATGTGTTGAAACCATTATTATCTCCAAATGTACTTCCTTGTGGGAATTGACTTATCGTAGGGTCAGCCGCTAATGCTTCATGGTGATCATCATCAGTTGCTATTGGGTTTTCGTATCCTGCTTTTTTTGGTAATATAGTTGCCATTATAGTCCTGCCATTGATTTGTATGCTTTAATATCAGCATCTTGTTTATCTGAATGAATAGCTTTAACTTCTAGTCCAGCACGTTCACGCATTTCATTTATTTCTTCTTCTTCAACTTCTTCAGTCTCACGATAATCATGTGGACTGATAGTAATAACTTGCTTTAATATATCTTCTTCAGGTGGATATTCTTCATCATCAACTATAATTGTCCAATCTTTAACTGGTATAGCTGTTAATGTCTCTAAATCATCTAATAATTCTATTATACGTTTTGGTACACTAGTTCTACGATTCATTTCTACAAACACTAGATATCGTCCAGGCTTAACTTCACCTTCACTTACTTGTGCATCTAATACAAAATCATAACCACGCTCAAACCAATCAACTAAATCATTACCGGCTGCTTCACTTTTAATAGTAAATGCTAATGTTACAATTTCACTGTCGGTACCCATGTGTGCGGCATATTCATCTACCGTTACTGTAGGTATCATTTGCCCTTCTAGGTCATGATAATCTAAGCCTTCGTTTAATATAGTTTTATTAGTCATATTACATTTGTGGTAATGGGGGAGGTGCACCTAATCCCGGTGCTGCTGTACCAGTTTGATCCATCATATCTTGTTCTTGGTCGTCAGCTTCACCGGTATCTTCTTTATCTAAATCATCATCATATGCGTCATCTAATTCATTTAAGTCAATATTTTGACCTGCTAAATCAATTGAACCTTCACGTATATCATCCATCAATTCTTTAGGCATTTCTATATAAACTAACCATACTTCACGCATAGCAGTCTTTGGATAACGTGTGCCTGGTATATAATCATCTGGGTTTTCAACTGCAACTGGTACTTTGATTTTAGTTTTTTTGAACTTTATTTTGCATCCTACACTAGCTAGTCGTTTAGCACCACGTGGGTCGGGCATTAATTTGTATGGGTACATGAATATACATGCTACTGTATAGCGTTTAACATCAGGACCTTGGACTAATTCTCCCAATTCCCAGTTTTTAAATGCATATAAGTCGGCTTCATCTAGTACTCGTTCATAGTCTAGTAATACAGCCATAGATCCGTCACTGGTAAATATACCTTTTACGGTGTCAATTATACTTACATAATCAACGTTGTCAAAAAATTCGTCTGCGGTTTTCATATATATATTTATCTTTTGTAGTTTGAATATATCAAATAACAATGATACACACCGTAGCCTAATATTTATCATAAAACTTTGCACAATAAGTATGCTATTATGACTGATTATATTGACCTTAAATAGATTTGAGTGTTATGAGAACTCACCGCTCTACAAAGGAGAATTAACTTGAGCAAAAGAAAAACTAGCGCATTACGTACACAAGACACACGGTTTTCACACAATAAAAAGCAAGATAATCAAACTTTCTATACACATGGATCAAAAACAATAGATTTCGCACAAGCACAAAGGGAAATTAGGGTAAATAAAAAGCCTGTACAACTAGTCCCAAAGTCAGTTAACCAAGAAAATTATATCCTCGCACTACTGGATGAACAGACAGATATTGTCGTAGTCACAGGTCCTGCGGGTACTGGTAAAACTTACTTAGCAATGCTAGCGGCGATTAAAGCTATGCGTAATGGTGAATGTGATAGAATTATATTATCCAGACCTGCAGTAGGTGTTGATGATGAGAAGCACGGTTTCTTACCCGGTGATATCAACCAAAAGATGGAACCATGGACTAGACCGTTATTAGACGTTCTGCGTGAATACTATACCACAAAGGAAATAACCCACATGCTAGAAGAACAGATAGTGGAAATTGCACCTCTAGCATTTTGTCGAGGACGAAATTTCAAAAATAGTTGGGTAGTATTAGACGAGGCACAAAACGCAACCCCGGGTCAACTCAAAATGATTATGACCAGAATCGGCGTCGGTAGTAAAATTGTAATTACTGGCGATATTGAACAAGCCGATCGTAAAACAGCCGACAACGGGCTATTAGATTTACAAAATAGGTTGAGGAAGGGGGTGATTCCGGGATTGCAGTTATGCAAGTTTGAACTAAAAGATGTTCAACGTCATCGCATAATTGAACATGTGCTTAACTTATATAGTTAACAATAATGGGGCTACGGCCCCATTTAAATTATCTCCCAATTAATAACATTAGTCAATACTAATTGTTTTCTAAAATCACATAACTCATCTATCGTTACTGGTATAGGTATATCTACACCATCAATAGAAATATTAGATAGTTGTCCTATTTTTAAATGACCAAATGATAATCTAGGATCATCTATATCATAACCCCAAAACTCATACCCACCACGATCTACATAAAACTTTTCCCATCGTTGCTGTAGTAACTCTTTCTTTATTTCAGTATTGTGAAAATAATCAGTAAATATTAACCTACATGATGCTGTAAATTGTGTTTGTGGTATAAATTGTGATGGTGGGCAGGTTAAATCATTAACCGTAAATAGTTCCCAAGCATATTTACCCACATGTACATATTGTAATGATAGATCACCAAAATTTGTAGTGGGGTCAAATAACTTATATGCTTCTTCAGGAATAGTTAAGAAGTCTTGTAATGTACTCTTAAAAACCAATGTGATACGAAATAAACTAGATATTGATTCTAATGGAGAATTATCAGACCAAACATTATATAATATTACTTCTAACCAATGTATTATATCATTGTAATCACTAAGATATTCCCAAATGTCACGGTAATCCTCATGATTTCTAAACTCAGGAAAATGAACATGCATTACATGTAATGCTTCTTTCCAAGTATCTTTAGTTATCTCTTTCTTAATAACTCTATTAGGGATACGCAGGTTAATTTTATCAGCCAACTCATATAATCTTTGTATATGACTGTGTATTAAATTTTCATCTGCATATCCCACATAATGATTAATCTTACGTAAATTATCAACTGTTTTATGTTTAATTGCTTCAGCCCACGTATACACTATGGGTTCATCTACTAAATCATATGTTATAGATATGTTATTAGAAAAATTAACTAGAAATTTCATTCTGCTTTGGCAGTAATACTAGCTTCTTTTTCAAGTTGTGCAATAAGATTAGGATAAATTCTTACATAATATTCATGCATTTTATCCCACTCTCTATCTAGAGCCTTACCCTCAATTACACACTTATCTATTTTTTTATTAGCATAATCTAATATAACATTGCAAGTTTGGTAATCGCTAGGTTTAACTTTCTTAGATACTGCAACTTGTTCATCAATTTGCCCGTTAGGCTTTCTCATAAATGTAATCAGTAAATATCTCATTGAAACGGTTTCCTTGGAATAATCATAATATCCGGTAGATTTTTATCTTCTGTGTGTTTATGTCCCATTGTACCATGAACCATTTTACCATGTGCCTTCATATCAGGTGATCCTAATGCTTCAGCATAGTTAACTTTACCCCTAAAACAACCAATACTATATGGATACTCATTGTTCAGATGATAGTGATAGATGTTTTTCATTTTACCGTCCCATAGTACTGGATGAGTGTGTCCATGACATTCATCTAGTTGTTCGTTAGTAACCATCACACCGTCATCACCTCTAGGGCCATAAATGCCAAATCCATCAAATGCATAACCAAACAATGGTGAATGTCCTTCTGTTCCTTGATTAGGGAAACACTTCCATGAATAGCCATGTAGGTGATATTGTTGAGCATAAGGATGCCCCCAACATTGGTCAATTGGCAATAATGAAGTTGGATTATACCATGCAGTACCGCTAGCATTTGCTAGTTCAAAATGCCACACAGTACCAGTTAGTGTTACACCAATTGGCAATGAAGCAATTGGATTTGGGGTAATAGCTGCCTTAGGATGTTTTGGTAATTGAACTGTTAAGTTATAAGGACTAATGCCAATAGCGGCAGCACTAGAATAGTCTGAACCAGGAATGCCTGTTCTAAAATCATGTCCACCGGGTGCAACACTATAATACTTATATGCTTCGGTACCTTGTTGTACAGGATACTCTCCCATTGGTGTTGATGGTAATCCGTTACCTTTAAAATAACGATACCTGTTATCAGTGGTTACAGTAAAAACACTGCCTTCTTTTGCATAGTCTTTAGCATACTTAGTACCACTGACATATGGCATCTTTGAAAGAACAATTGTATTGTTTGAAGAATCTACCCAAGACTGAGTACTTATGTCAAGTTTTGTATCTCCTGGAATAATAGCTAGAAAGTCTGGTGCTAAGAATATTCCACCACGATGAGCCTTATAAGGGCTTATAGTACCAGAGTTTAGTAATGTTGTTGGTGCATCTTCTGCCTTAGCTATCAATGCTACACTAATCAATATTCCTATTAATATATTTTTAATCATTTTGTTTCCTTTAACTTGTTAATTCTACCAATGTGGCTGCCAAACTTATCTCGGGAATACCCACTAAGCTTAGATTAGCTAAACCATTTCTAATAACAATAATACTGGCATCACGCTTTTCATTAGACTTACCCCACAAATCTAAATTCTGATACATCCATGCATATGTATCTTCAATACGTGTAGGATACAATGCAATATATTGCAATAGTTGCTGTCTACCTTCAAGTATCTTACCTGCTTTGAATAGATTAGTTGCTTCTACTAATAACTCATCTTCACTACTACCTTGTGTTTGTGGTGGTAATAGTTTACCTGTACTACTATTAACTTGTAATTGATTTAGACATTTACGTAAGTCTGGATATGTAGCACGAACATAACTATCTAAATCATCTAAATCAAACTCAATGTTTTCACTTACTAACACAGTTGCCGCTCTCGCAGTGAACTCTGTTTTATCTGTTTTTGTAATGTGAAACTCATGGCAGCGTGACTTCAATGCAGGGATAATCCTATGTTGATAGTTACAAGTTAATATAAATCGTGCGGTCATGTGATATGCTTCCATATCGTTACGCAATGCCGCTTGACCAGCTGGTGTCAAATAATCTGCTTCATCTAGTAATACCACTTTGAAATTACCAAAGGGCATTGTTTGTACAAAGTTAACAATCTTATTACGCACAACATCAACGCTATTCTCACGACTTGCATTGATTTCTAATACATCATATTCACTTACATCAAGTTCATGTATCAATACTTTAGCAAGTGTTGTTTTACCAGTACCCGGATCACCTGATAGTAACAGATGTGGAATACTACCATCACGTACCCAACCTTCTACCTGATCTTTTTGTCTATCATCCACAAATACATAATCTTGTACTGTTTGTGGTCTGTATGATTCTACCCAAAGTTTCTTGTTCATTTTCTTAGCATTTCTAGTGTGATAACGTGTGCAATACCTTGACCCAAATCTGTATCAGAAGTAATGATGTGTAGTGCGGTATCGTGCCTGTCTGTTTTTTCATTGTATGTTGAGTACTCTAACACATACCCGCCATTAGCCATATGTATTGTAAAGTTCATACCTCTACTATCAATATGTGAGGATCTAGAAGAAACAATAGCACCTCTTCTATGAGTTTTAGTTTCCACAACCTCATTATCGTGTGGGAATATAAAATTATGTAATTTTTGTCTAATCCAGCTTTTCATTAGTATACCTTATCGCTTAATGTTTCATCGTCCATCGGCTCATCCGATACTAGTAGTATATCATTAGGATCTACTTTTCGCAACGTCAATTTGCCCTCTGGTGTTTCAACAGTAATTCCACGTGTCCAACGACCGTGACTGATAAGGATATATTTTCCAATACTTAATTGTGGGTCATCTTGTTCTGGACCCAAACCATAAATCTTAGCCCATCTTGGACGAATACCCGAACTTTTCTTGTCATCGTCCAACAATATAATACCACCTGAAGTTACACGTTGGTCAAACTTCATATCAGTTACAATGATATCTTTATTGAAGAATGTTAATTTATCAACTTTGGTGGGGCTAAATGCCGGTTTACTGTAATCACTCATTTCTTTTTGTTTTCCTGTGTTTTAATTTTTTCAACTTCTTGTGCTTTGATCTTTTCAATTTCCAAATCATCTTCCAATGATTCTTCTAGTTCACGTTCAATTTCATTTAGTTGTGACAAATCAATTGACGGCTTAGGTGGCGTAGGAGCCGGAGCTGATGGTCTTGCTCGTACAGGTTGTGCTGAACGATTGCCCACAGTTCTGTTATATGCATTATTGACCTTAGTTGTTGCAGTTTGCACAATATGTCCATTTGCATCAATAGAATCACCACGTGCATTAACTTTCATATTTCCCACTGCTCTGGTTTTTTCATTTTTAGCAGTTAGTGCTGCCATGTCAACGTTTTTACCCATTGCTGTTCTGTAATTAGCCATATTATTTCCTTATTTTAAAAACTCACCAATATCTAATTGGTAATATAAACTATTTATACGGTGTATTCCTATAATAAACAATACAAAACTTGCTACACTACTACCGCGACCTACACCCCATACTATGTTATGTTTACGCATTGTATCAACCAAATATTTTAAATATTGAAGCAATACAAACATATTACGTTCTTGGAACTTAATCAGTTCATCACCTGCACGTTGCAATTCACTTTCATCTTTACATTGATCTAACACCCATTTAGCAATATCTAGCTCATAGTATTCTATGGGCATATGCCAGTTTGATTGATTTATTTTATCAAATTTTTCTAAAGATAACGTTGAATTAACATATTCTTTTAAATTTGGAACGTTTTCTAATGATAGAAACCCATTAAATTCTATTGGTCTATCTACTAAGGCGTTACTGATAGTGCGTGTTGGATCTTGTAAAAACAGATTACATAAATCATCTTGATTATATATTAATTGTCCGTATTTGTCTGTTTTCATTTGTTTATTATATCACAAATGGTATTGTAATACAATAATTTTGGATACTTATTTTTCTTGTTCAGTTGTAAAAACAATTTCACACTTAGACAATGGGTCTTTTTCTTTCCAAACTAAATTATAGTCTGCCCAATCTGTTGTTGTAGTTTTAAATAGTTTAACTATTTTATCTTTTTTTACTGATTTTTTAATAGGGTTAGAGATTGATGTTCCGTTATCTGTCCACCAACCTGGTGCTTCCAATGGACCAAGAGGACTTTCAATATCACATATAAACTTAACTTCATCACTTATACGTGAACCTAATGTTAGGTCAGTAATAACCAACCTACCTTCAGTTATACTGTTAAGTTTAGTTAATAGTAATAGTGCAACAATTTGGTCATAGGGTTCTTCTGGTACGGTACACACTTTAAAACCACATGACATGTATTTCTCAATCACTTTATGTTCAATATCCTGAACAAAAAAACAATTGTCTAAACATTCGTTTAAGAAATACTTTATTCGTTCCATTGCTACGTTTTGTTCTCTGATAGATTCAGTTTCTACTTCCATGTAACATGTTATAGTATAGAGGCTCATTAAAAATTCTTCTTTAAAATAAACACCTGCTTGAAATGAAAAGTCTCTTTGTATACGTGTGGTCAATTTTAGCTTTCTTTTTGAATGTTAATTTGTGTACGGTCACCTTGCTTTTTGAGTAACTCATCCATTTTGCGACCGTATTCTTTTCGGTAACTTTCTATTACCATATTTAATTGATGGATCATTGCTCCATTCTGCATACGATATGCAAAGTTAAGTTTTTTGGTTAGTTCAGAAATAGAAGTTTGTAGTTCTTCTAATGTCTTATCCGATAGTGATGAGATGAAGGGATGTTCCATTCAAATATTTATCGGATAATATGTCCTTGATATTTTTATGCGTAAGTAGAATTTAATGTATACCAATGTCCACCTACATTAGAGATAGCACTGGTAGAACAGAAATATTCTGTTGAGGATGAAGCACCTAGTGTTACTGGAACATTGATAGATCCGCCGTTAATCTCAGATCCTGTATTTGGATATACATTTATTGTATTAGCTGTATTATTTCTTATGATTATTCTATATCCAGCAACTGCTATTGGTAATTTTACACCTGAACTAGTTGGTGCAGTGGTTACAATATTAATATTATTTGACAATAATGTAGCATTTGATTGGAAAGTTCCGGCTGCGGTAACAGTATCACTAGAACTTACTGCTAATAGTCCACCCACTGTTAAACTACCCTGAATTGTTTGATTAGCACTACCCAAACCAGCCAATTCAATACTTTTCCATATAGCTGTACCGTTATAACTATTCGCTGCCATAGCACCGGTGCCAGCACTAATAACAAATGTTGATCCAGCAATACCACTAAAACCAGTAGCACTAATTGTTATATTAGCAGAGTCAGGTATTGTTTTGATATAATAAACTGTATTTGCAACAATATTTCCCCAAGTAGTTCCATTAAATATGATTGGTGAATTTACTCTTAAACTACTAGTAGTAACACAGTCTATTAAATTACCTGCATATGTTGATGTAATACTGGGTATAGATATAGTATTTGCTACATTTGAATCAAATGAACCAGTACAAACGTAAATGTAATTTGCATCTACAGCAACATCACCGGCTACATCACCTTGCGAACCAGTTGGAGATGGTGTGCGACTTTGAACTTGTGATGCTACTCTACTATTATTATATGGTTCTACAACTATTGTATTACCACAATCAATTGTACTAAATCTATAATCTAATTGTGTTACACCATACGGTACTGTAATGGTAGTAGTATTAGCAACATTTGCATAGTTTTCTAATGATGTTACACCAGTTGTAACTTCTGCTGGTAATGAAATTGTTGCTAAGTTATTTGATACTGCTAGTTGTAATTGTACATTACTTTGAGTACCAGTTGGACTCCATCCTGTAAATTGAATGGTAGTATTACCTGCGATTGTACCATATTGTACATCACCTAATGATACATTAACTGACACGATACCAGATAGTGCGCCGCCCAAATTATAAGTACTAGCACGAAAACTACGTGTTAATGCATTACTAATAAGAGTATTAGCCATGTCGTTATTAACAATAGAGTTAGCCAGTGCAGATTTAACTACAACTTTATTTTGTAGGTCAGTGATTTCATTGGCAGCTGTATTTAAATTAGTTCTAATAGATGCAAAGTTATCTCTGAATCCTTGACTATTGTTATTCACCCCTGGTACAGGGTAATTTACATTGATACCGTTTGTGTTAATTGTACTCATATTCTTTTTGTTCCGTTATATATTTAGTATTGTTATTGGTTTGGTAAAATTGTTTGTCTAGGGAACAATACATAGAAATCCTTACTGTCCAATGGATCGGGTACAGGACTTGCACTGGGTAATCCTGTCCAAGCTGCCGGAGTTAAGTTCTTATCATAATTATATGTTTCACTCTTATCTACAGTAAATCTGTCAATTTTAAAATTAATTTGATTTAATGTATATGGCCACGTATCTTGTATATCTTGTTTAATTTTATTAGCAAATCCCGGTTTAGTATAACATATTACCCAAGCTTGTGTATAGCCCAATATACCACCATTTGACTGTTGACTGGTCATCCACAAAGGTAACAATCCACTGTCATATTCTTGTCCAACAACTTGTGCTACACGATTACGCATATTAAATAAACTGTTTGGGTATAATGTTCTTACAGTACCCGGGTTTAAATCTATTGGTCTAGGCCAATATATCTCTTGTTGTACGCTAATACCTGATGGATTAACCAGATCGTCAATAACTTCGCTGTATACTACTTCATAAATTACATCGCCTGCACTATTTTTTGCTACTGCAGTTTTTATCTCACCTAATGTAATATTTCTCCAATAATGATTTTCGGTGACCGCTGCCAAATACTCACCTATATCACTTGCATATATACCATATGCGTGTTCATATATTACATCAGTTGCTTTTCCAAAATATATATCATCAAGTCTATATACATACTCATCAGGAATTAATGTAGTATTTGTCAATAAACTATTGATAATATTTCTATCATCTACACTAGGAGTTGCCTTAATATAAAGCGTATCAGTTGGTCTAGCATATTGCTGTAATACTGTTACTGTAAATGTCTTACTAGACTCTACTCCTGGATATAGTTCTGAATAGGCTTGTATTGTAAATGTAAAAACTGTTTCACTGTTTTGTGCTAATAGTGTACTAGTAGGTTGATCCGCTACTCTACCGGTTATTTCACCGTTGTCTAGTAGTATAAGATTATTGGGCAATAAACCACTAGTTATTCTATAATTTAAAGTAGTATCTGCTTCAGCAAATACACTTAATGTGCTTACTGTACTATTAGATATTGTTCCCAAATCTGATGGAGTTATCCATATTACGGTATCAGTAATTACTTTACTTACATTATAACTATAATTAAAGTTAGTAGAAGTTATACTACTGTTATTTGTTTTATATACATTTACAGAAAAACTAAAGGTACTTAATCCATTTGAACTTAGTGTAGGTGTACCTGTTATCCAACCAGTAACAGTATCTCCTGTTAATCCTGTAGGTAAATTTGTATAGTGATATGTTAGTGAATTACCATCAAAATCATAACCTATTACTTTAAAAGTAAAGTATTCTCCACTTTTTATGGTGCCTATAAATGCATTTACAGAAGGACTAACAGGTGGTAATATATAATATCCTTGATAGGGGTCGCTATTTGGTATTACAAATGTTCTAGGTCTAGTGTTAAGTATTGTAGGGGTACGTGAATTAGAAACATTACCTGGACCACCTTGATTAACAGGTGTATTTTGATTTACTACTGTAATTGTATAATTTGCGGTATCTCCACCTAATAGACTTGATAGTCTAAGTACGAATGAATATGTACGTATTGTTGGTTGACCTACCGATGTTGCAGGTAAAGTAACAGTCATTGATCCTGATCCGGACGTTAACGTAAATACATTACCGTACTGAGTAGCTGATATAGTAAAAGTAGTATTACTATTAATGGTCTTTATATAATATGTAGTACCGCTAACTATACCACCAAATGTTGTACCTGTAAAAACTACTGGTCTGCCTACTGTAAATTGTGTAGTACTAGTACATGTTATCAAATTAGTAGTATCTGATAATGTTGCTACTGTGGTTACTTGATTTAAAGTAACATTTACTGTAGGAGGATTTGGATATCCTCTAATCAATCCTTGACTATTTATTTCTAATCCAGGTGGCAATGTGCCCTCTTGTAATTCTACTACAATTTTATTTGTGCTTACTGGATTTGAATATGTTATAGGTAATGAAATCCATAAACTATCTAACGTGTTTAATATGCTACCAATTGGCGTAGTAAACCTTGGTATAGCTAAACCAGATATTGTCATTGAGAAAGTTCTATCACGTATATTAGACAAATTATCAGTAGCTCTAATAGTAAAAGAACTAGTTGTATCTGACGTAACCAATGTAGGAGTACCACTAATTAATCCATTAGAACTGATACTAATTCCAGATGGCAATTTGCCACTTAATACTTTATAAGTGACGGTAGTTGCAGGAGATACGGCTGTAGCTGATAATTGTGTTGCCAATGCTATTGTAGCAGGATATCTACCTAAAGAGCCAGCTGGGGTATTCCAAATTGGTTGTGCCATTATTATGCGCCTAAATATTGTAATGCAATATGATAGTGATGTTGTCTATCTTCCAAACCAATAGTACCACCATTAATACGTTTTGTTAATGTAACAAAATCATCACGGTCACAGTATTGATTTAGTTTATTGTTATCCCAGAACCAACCGGCACTCGCAACAGCACCATTTGGTGTTTCTAAATATGCTACTGTATCTTCAATACTCATATCTAATGCTTCAGCAAACTTGGTATAGTTATCACGACCGGTCAATTGTATTAATCCACGCCCTCTAAATCTGTAGCCATCACCACTATGTTCATCACCATTTTTCATACGATTAGCATAAACACGATTAGCAATCATTTCTGGCTTACGTTCATATTGTTTAGCGATATCTTCTGACGGGAAATACTTTTTAAAAGTACCCATCAATCCCTTAGCACTATAATTTAAGTTTTCAACTGTAGCATTAAACCCACCGCTTTCATGTGCTACTTGTGCTAAGAAGCCTGCAACACGTTTTGGGTTGTCAAACATCTCATAGTATTCTGCTACTGTGTTTAGTGGCTCAACATAACCCTCTAATATAGAGCGTTTTGTTTTTGGACACATTGCTGTTAATAATTCTATTGTTACCATTTATTTTCCTTTTATTAGAAACGACCGACTGCTACTTCAATGATATGTAGCCCTTCATCAACGTTTTCCATAGCTTTACCTATAACACAACCTGGTACCCATTTTGTATTATCTAATTTTTGTGCTACACCTTTTTGTGATGAGCTTACTAATAAATCACCTTTTCTTACTGGTCCATTTACTTTGCATGGTACTCGTCCTGTTAGTGCAACAGCAACATATCCTGTATCATCTTCTTTGCGATTCATTAAATATGCTGGATCAGTACTAACAATACCTGCAACTCTGTGGTCGTGTGATTCATCTGTTAGTGTTACATCAAAATCACCACCTAGTACAACTACGTCACCCGCAACAAGTTCAGTATCAGATTTGTAATATTCTGCTAAGTCAGCATATGTTGCATTTAAGCGTGAACCACCACTTAGTGACCAGTTGCCAGTAATAGTACCGGCTGTGCCACTAGATCCTGCACTTATAGATGTAGTAGTTAATGTGTTTGTAATAGTTGTTCCGCCACTGGCATTTAACTTAATAGTATCATCAGCATCATTAGTTACAGTTAATTCTAATACAGTTGTTTCACCTGTTATTGCATAATATTTGATTGTTGCCAAATCGCCGGATCCGCCTCCGGGGTCTGCAGGGAATATAATACCAGCTGTACCACTACCTGCAGTAGGTCTAATAATACCCCCAACGTTACCACCACTAATGTTACCAGATACAGATAAGCTACTCAATGTACCAACGCTAGTAATGTTTGGTTGTGCCGCAGTTGTTACAGTACCTGCTGTACTTGCACTACCTGCACTACCGGTAACATTAATACTCCATGTACCACTAGCATTTGTACCAGTAGTACTAGGCGCACCTACTGTACTATAATCAACAGTTCTAGCAGCACCTCCGTTAAATGTCGTTCCGGCTGCAGCACCTCCTGAAGTACTAAATGTAACTGAGTTTGTTACACTACCTGCAGTGGTTGCACTGGATGCGCTACCTGCACTACCTGCACTACCGGTAACATTAATACTCCATGTACCACTAGCATTTGTGCCAGTAGTACTAGGCGCACCTACTGTATTATATGAAACTGTTCTTGCGGCGCCGCCATTGAATGTAGTACCTGATGCGTCTCCTGCACCACCACTATTGAATGTTACAGAATTAGTTACGCTTCCTGCTGTAGTAGCACTACCGGCTGTAGTAGCACTACCGGCTGTGCTTGCACTACCTGCACTACCTGTAACATTAATATTCCATGTACCACTGGCATTCGTACCTGTAGTACTTGGAGCACCAACTGTATTATATGAAACAGTTCTTGCAGCACCACCGTTGTATGTAGTTCCTGATACGTCGCCTGTTCCACCATTGTTGAATGTTACTGCGTTAGTTACACTTCCTGCAGTAGTTGCGCTACTTGCTGAACTTGCACTGCCTGCACTAGTAGCATATGTTGCATTGGCTACTGTACCACTTACATTAGCACCGGCTACACTATTGGCTGTTGTTGCATAGCTTACTGCTCCGGATACATTAGCACCAGCTACACTATTAGCAGTTGTTGCATATGTCGCTAAACTTGCCGTACCACTCAATGCACCTACAAATGTTGTAGCAGTAATAGATGCATTGGCTAAATTAGAACTGATAGAAGTATTGAATACTGCTTGTGAATTTCCATTTGCACTACTAGTAGTGAATGTTGGATATACAGTCGTTGCGCTAGATGTATTTTGTAATAATGCGGCTGCATTTGTTGCACTAGTTGCACTTGCTACAGCACCAGAAACATTAGCACCGGCTACACTATTAGCAGTGGTTGCATACGCTACAGCACCACTTACGTTAGCACCAGCGACACTGTTGGCTGTTGTTGCGTATGATACCGCACCACTTACATTAGCACCAGCAACACTGTTAGCTGTGGTTGCATAATTGGCAAGATTGACTGTACCAGAAATATTTCCTGCACTTACTGAATATGCTGTTCCTGCTGTTACTGCATATGTTGCATTAGCTACGGTACCGCTTACATTAGCACCTGCTACGCTATTAGCAGTTGTTGCATATGTGACAGCCCCGGAGACATTAGCACCTGCTACACTATTAGCTGTGGTTGCGTATGCTACTGCACCGCTTACGTTAGCGCCGGCAACACTATTAGCAGTTGTTGCATATGTAGCTAAACTAGCAGTACCACTTAATGCACCAACAAACGTGGTAGCAGTAATAGATGCATTAGCTAAATTAGAACTGATAGAAGTATTGAATACTGCTTGTGAATTTCCATTTGCACTACTAGTAGTAAATGTTGGATATACCGTTGTAGCACTTGATGTATTTTGTAATAACGCAGATGCATTTGTTGCACTTACAGTAGTTGATACAGAGCCAGTTACGTTAGCACCATTAATGTTAGTTAATCCAGAACCATTACCTGTAAATATTCCTGTATTAGCAGTAAATGCTACAGCAGTTACAGTACCATTAACACCTAAACTTGTTAGTGTACCAACACTTGTAATATTAGGTTGTGCATTTGTGTATACTGTACCTGCAACTAAGCTGTTACCAACTTGTCCAGTTACGTTAGCACCAGTGATGCTTGCTAAGTTTGCACCTGACAGTCCTGCGGCAAATGTTGCACTTAAACCAATGTTGTTATTCCAGATACCTGCTGTTACATTTCCTACTGTAGTTAAACTTGATGTTACAACACTTGAAGCAAGAGTAGTACCTGTCAAGTTAGCCGCATTAGCAGTTATAGCAGTATTACTTGCGGCAGTTAATTGACCTTGATTATTTACTGTAAATGTTGAAACACGATCACCATTGCCATATGAACCTGCCGTTACTGCCGTATTGCTAATACTAAATGTTGTACTAGCTAGTGTTAAACCAGTACCAGCATTATAAGTCTGTGAGCTACTAAACTGACTAAAAATAATATTAGTTGTACCAAAAGTAATTGTACCTGCAGTAGTTACAACCCAAGCAGATCCTTTATTAACACTACCACTACTTACAAAGAAATAATCGTTTTCGCTTAATTGAGTTGTACCCGGACCATAACTATTGGTATCAGTTGAACGTACAATAGTAGTAGCATTAGCCCATGTATAAACACCATTCCAAGCTCCGTTGGCTTCATCTTTAACTAAGATACGAGTACCTACCGTCTGTACGTTTGCAGTATCAATTAGATTAAATGAACCTGTTGTTACAAGATTTGCACCAACACCTGATGCACCATTGTTATATGTTACTGTACCACCTGTAGTAATTGCTAATGTAGTAGTTGTGGCTGCTACTACTGCTGTATGATATGCTAATCCAGTGGCTACCAAACCATCTACATAGTTCTTTGTTGCAACATCTTGTGCATTAACTGGATCAGACACAGAAACAACATATTTGCTGTTCATGTTCAAATTACCGTTAATAGAACTTACGCCTGTACCACTAACTGTTATTACTCCACCGGTTACTAAGTTACCACTAGTTGTGTTAGCTGTTACAGTTAAACTACTTAGTGTACCAACTGACGTAATATTTGGCTGAGCTGCCGTATATACAGTACCTGCAACTAAACTATTAGACACTTGACCAGAGACATTAGCACCAGCGACACTATTAGCTGTAGTTGCATATGTAGCTAAGTTAGCAGTTCCATAGAAGTTACCAATGAAGTAATTAGCTGTTGCGGCATTACCTAAATTAGCATTAGCAGTTACTAAATTGCCTGTCATTGTTACTAAGTTTGATGATTTGTTAAATGTAAATCCTGCTGTAGCATTAGCGTTGCCAGAATCATTAAACAACACTTGTGTATTACTACCACTTACTGCAATATTTCCAGAGATGTTACCTGAAACATTACCTATAAATGTTGTTGCAGTTAATGATCCATTGGCTAAATTAGCACTGATGCTAGTATTAATTACTGCTGATGAGTTTCCATTAGCACTACTAGTAGTGAATGTTGGATAAACTGTTGTAGCACTTGATGTGTTTTGTAATAACGCAGCCGCATTTGTTGCACTAGTTGCATTTGTTGCGTTGGCGACTGTACCAGTTACGTTAGCACCTGTAATAGAACTTAATGCTGATCCGTTACCACTAACATTAGTAAATACGCCATTAGTAGCACCTATATTACCTACGTTTGCATTGCCTGTAGCATTTAGTGTGCCAGCTACATTAATCCCTGTGCCTGTAACTATTAGTACATTGGCGTTACCCACAGCACTGATATTAACATTACCATTACTACTAGGAATATTTACATTACTATTACCATTACTTATACCTGAACCAACTGGGATAGCTGCCCAAGTTAGTGTGCCTGATCCATTTGTCTGTAAATAATAACCACTAGTACCACCAGTAATTGTAACATTACCTACGGCACCTAAATTAGTTGTACCAGATACTGTTAAGCTAGTTAATGTGCCAACACTTGTAATATTTGGCTGACTATTTGTATATACTGTGCCTGCAACCAAACTGTTAGCCACTTGACCAGAGACATTAGCACCGGCAACACTATTAGCAGTTGTTGCATATGTAGCTAAATTAGCTGTACCATATAAGTTACCTATAAGATAATTAGCTGATACTGCATTACCACCACTGACATTGCCGGCATTAATATTACCACTAACAATCAATGAAGTTAACGTACCAACACTAGTTATATTTGGTTGACTATTACCTGTTACAGTAATTGCAGTGTTTGCTGTATTTGCACTTAGTGCATATGTTGCATTAGCAATAGAACCAGATACATTTGCACCATTTAAGTTAGTTAATCCAGCACCATTACCAGTGAACACACCTGTATTAGCAGTAAATGCCACTGCGGTCACTGTACCATTAACACCTAAACTTGTTAATGTACCAACACTTGTTATATTAGGTTGAGCCGCTGTTGTTAAGTTACCAGTTAAATAATTTGCGCTAACTACATTACCACCAGTAACGTTACCTGCATTGATATTACCACTAACAATCAATGAAGTTAATGTACCAACACTTGTAACATTTGGTTGAGCCGCTGTTGTTAATGTACCGGTTAGTAATGTAGCACTTAATGCTCCTGTTGATTTATTAAATGTTAAATTACTATTTGCTCCGTACGCACTACCGTCATTAAAGATAACTTGTGTATTAGAACCTGGTACAGGCGATAATGCGGCATTAGTCCAAGTTAATGCACCAGAACCATTTGTCATTAAGAAATAGTTTGCACTACCTCCAGTAATTGTAACGTTGCCTACATTACCCAAATTCGTTGACCCAGATACAGTTAAACCAGTTAGTGTACCTACACTAGTTATGTTTGGCTGTGCATTAGTATAAACTGTACTTGCAATTAAACTATTACCTACTTGTCCAGAGACATTTGCGCCGGCTACATTATTTGCGATATTAGCATATGGAATTGCTCCTGTAATATTAGCAGCCTGTATATTGCTTAAGTTATTACCTGAACCAACAAAGTAATTAGCTGATACACTATTTCCTAAACTAGCATTACCTGATGATATATTGCCAGTTACTGATAAACTACTTAATGTACCCAAACTAGTGATATTTGGTTGTGCGTTAGAGGTTACTGTACCTGCTGTTGTTGAGTTATTAGCCAAACCATAGAAGTTACCAATAAAGTAATTAGCTGTTGCGGCATTACCTAAATTAGCATTTGCTGCTATTAAATTACCTGATAATGTAACAAGGTTTGATGATTTATTAAATGTAAATCCTGCAGTAGCATTAGCATTACCTGAATCATTAAACAATACTTGTGTATTACTGCCACCTACACTAATATTACCAGAAATATTACCTTGGAAGTTACCTATAAATGTTGTTGCAGTTAATGCACCATTAGATAAATTAGCATTAATACTAGTATTAATTACTATTGATGAGTTACCATTAGCAGATGATGTAGTGAATGTAGGATAAGCTGTAGTAGCAGTTGATGTGTTTTGCAATACTGCAGATGCATTAGTAGCACTAGCAACAGCACCACTGACATTAGCACCAGCCACACTATTAGCTGTGGTTGCATAAGCTACTGCACCTGAAACATTTGCGCCAGCTACTGCGTTTGCGGTTGTAGCATATGTAGCAAGACCTGCTGTAGCTGCATTTAAGTTAGCCACTTGTGTAGTTGAATATACTACTAATGGTGCAGTACCTGTAGTTAGTGTTGTTATATATTGACCTGATATATTAGCATTATTAACTGTAAAGTTATTTGCACTAAGATTGCCGGCATTAATATTGCCACTAACAATTAATGAAGATAGTGTACCAACACTTGTGATATTTGGTTGTGCGGCTGTTGTTACTGTACCAGCTGTCGTTGCTGATCCGGCATTTGTCGCATATGTGGCATTAGCTACAATACCACTTACATTAGCACCAGCTACATTATTAGCTGTTGTTGCATAAGGTACAGCACCAGAAACGTTAGCACCTTGAATATTACTTAAATTATTACCGCTTCCAATAAAATAATTAGCTGATGCGGCATTACCCAAATTAGCATTAGCTGTAATTAAGTTACCAGCCATTGTTACTAGATTTGATGATTTGTTAAATGTAAAACCTGCAGTAGCGTTAGCATTACCTGAATCATTGAACAACACCTGTGTATTGCTACCACTTACATTAATGTTACCAGAAATATTACCATTTACATTACCCTGAACATTACCAATGAAAGTTGTTGCTGTTAATGATCCATTAGCTAAGTTAGCACTAAATGCTGTATTAGATGCTAAAGCATAATTACCGGTTACTGTTGATGAAACGAATGCAGGATAATATGTTCCTGTCGTTTGTGTGCTATTTAATACTGCAGATGCATTAGTTGCACTACCAACAGCACCACTTACGTTAGCACCGGCAACACTATTTGCTGTAGTTGCATAAGGTACTGCTCCTGAAACATTTGCACCTGCTACACTATTTGCTGTAGTGGCGTATGTAGCAAGACCTGCAGTAGCTGCATTTAAGTTTGCAACTTGAGTAGTAGATGTTACTGTTAACGGTGCTGTACCTGTGGCAACAGTAGATATTAATCTATTTGCATTTAAGTATCCACTTACATTAACACCTGTTGTAGTAAAAACAACTGTGTTAGCAGTACCACTAACACCTATCGTAACATTGCTACTAACTACTGGAATGTTTACATTACTAGTACCGTTAGATAATATAGTTGATGTACCACCATCAGCACGAATATTAGTTAATTGACTACCATCACCAACAAAATAATTAGCATTAGCTGTGTTACCTAAAGTAGCATTACCACTAGTAATAGTACCTGTAACTGTTAAACTACTTAATGTACCAACACTAGTAATATTTGGTTGTGCGTTTGTGGTTAGTGTTCCAGTTAGTATACTTGCTACTACTGTTCCTGAATTAGCATATACATTACCTGAAGTAGTATCACCGGTTACTACTAAATTACCCAATGTTCCTACAGTAGTAATATTAGGTTGTGCTGAAGCGGATGCAGTTAGTGTACCTGTTATATTGGCTAATCCGCCACCCACAGCCGCAAAATTGTTTGAAAATACGTTTGCTGGATTAATATCAACTACCAGTGTTTGACTAGATTGTGTAATAGTTGCAGAAGTTCCACCATTACCACCCTGACCAATACTTAATGAACTAGTAGCAACTTGAACACAAGCAATATTAGCACTAACAATTACGTTACCGGTAGGTGTATTAACTTGTATGCCGGCACCGGCATTTTGATTTACTGATGTAACTACGCCTACGGATGCAGTTGAAAATAACTGGTCAAAGTTATTTTGTACTTTTTGAAACGCTATTCTTATAGCATCTGCTTGAGGATCATCCGGAAAAGCACCGAAATCTATATTTTGTTGGCTCATAACTATATTACCTTATTTAGTATTTATCGTTTTCCTATAAACACTATAACCAAAAAAATACCCGATAAACTCGGGTATTCTTTGAATAGTATTAATTACTTAATACCGCTTAGTTTACGCCAATCTGTTAATAAATCTGTAGATTCTTTCATTGGACTACCTAAACGATTTACTTGTGTAGATACAACTGGAATTGTTGACTGACCAGTAGATTTACGCTTGTTTAAACCACCACTAATAACATTAGTCATAAAATCAATATCAGATTCAAATGTATCATCATCACCATTAGCATATGATTCTTCTACTTTTTCTTCTTCATCAACTTGACTTTCATCTTGTGCGGCATCTACTGTAGCTAGTGCTTGGTCTTCTGCAGCCTCTGCATTTTCATCAGCTTCAGCATCAGTCTCTACGGCGGCTTCAGCTACTTCATATTCACGTTGATCCATTGACTCATTTTCTTCTACTGCGTTGTCATCACAACCACATGACTCATAAGCCATACCGCATTCATTGCAATTTTCTTCATGTTCTTCATGTTCTTCATGTCCATGTTGACCATGTGCTGGTTCACCACCTTCTTCTTCATAATCACCGGCTGCTACTGCAGGGCCTTGACCAGTCATCTTACGGATCAATGATAACATATCATCATGGTCGTCAACAACTTCTATATCAGCAGGTGTAGTTTCACCGTCAACTGCAACACTCATTGGTTGTGAACCAGTTGATACTGCTTGTTCATCACCACCAAATAATCCTAAACCAGCAGATTTGATTAATGATAACAACTGATCGGCTTCACCATCTTGTGCTGAAACACTTACTGAATCAGGACTACCTTGCTGACCTTTACTGATAGAAACAGTCATACCTTCAGTAACTTCTTCACTTTCTAATAGTGAATTTAATTGCTTTTCAAATGATTCAAAGAATGGATTATCTTCTAATACTTCTTTGTCTTGGAAAGTTTGTCCAAATGCTTTAAATGTATCGCCCGGTGTGCTTTTTGCTTTTTGCTTCATGTACTCACCGCGGCTTACTTCATCCAAATCATCTTCCATTGTAGGAGTATGTGCACCATAACTAGCCATATTTCCTAATTCATTACCAGTTTCACCAACATAACCTTGAATTGGCATTTGACCATAGCATTCATCTAGACCTTCTTTATAGCCTTCATGGTAATGTCTTGCTTCTTCCATATCATCATAACGGCAGTTATAACTTTCTTTAGCTAAAGCATGTGCCTTACCCGTATGGCGAGCTGCTTTTAATTTATGTTCCATACCTTCTTTAACTTTCTTTTTCTTCAAATCGTTTTTACCCTTACCATCTTCAGCATAGTCAGGGATACCATTCTTGTTAGCATCTGGCTTCTTGACTTCACTCATTGGGCTTAACAAACTATCGTTTGGTGGTTGATCGGCTTCATTTGTTTTACGTAGTTTAGCTAATACTGCACCTGCAACACGTTGACCGGCTGCTTTACTACCATATCTTTCACCTGCAGATTTTGCAATTTTACTAAATGATTTGCCTGGCTTACCAATATCTTTACCTGCACGTGCGTCTTTTGCACTGTAGTTACTATCTTCGTCCATTTCTTCGTGCATTTGATCAGGCATCAAAGTCATTTCGCCTTTACCGATACTTTGTTTAATCTGTTGTGCTAATTGTGGATTGTCAACTGTACCTAATGTCTTATTACCTTGAGCAATAACTTGTGTATCTTTTTGTGGCTGACCTGCAACTTGTTGTTGCTGACCAGGAACTGCTGGCTTCTGACCCATTGATGTTTGTCCAGGTTGTTTAGGCATTTGACTTGCTGGTTTGATTACAATCTGTTCAGCTTCGTTCAATGCTTTATCCAATGAATCAAAATATTCTTTTAGACCTTTTTTCTTTGTTTTAGGTTCTTCTCCTGGATCAGTACCGTCATCTACTTTATTAGAGGCATGGCTTTGTGATTTACCTTTAACTACTGTAGTTTTCTTCTTATCATGTTTAGGTAACTTAACATCTTTACCAGACTTAACACCAAATGCACTAAAGTCATACTTTTTAGTTTCACCTGAATCATCTGCATCTTTCTTAGGACGACCCTTGCCTTTTTTGACACTAGTGGCTTTAACTTTATGACCCTCGTCATCTTCATCGTCTTTACGGCCGTAACCACCTGGCTCAGCAGTATGCTTTAATCCAGTTTTAGTTTTTTCTTTTGCTTCGTTCAACTGGTCTAGTTGTGATAATAAACTTTTGAAATCCATTTTATGTTCCTTTTATTTTGATACGCTAGCGCCAGTTGCTGGCTTTGGTGGGCGTTTAATTGTACTCATTGGACTCTTATCGCCCATTTTTTTATCATCCAAATATGGCTTGAATGGATCAAACGCATCAGGAGTCTTTTGACCTGCATAAGGAATATCAATAGTTGAACCCTTCATTTGATCTTTAATACTAGTTAAATAACTATCACCATATTGTTTGGCAGCTTCTTTAGCACCAGGTTGCTCACCCATTTCTTCATGTGTAAGTATTGGACTATCTTTCATTTCATTAGCATAGCCTTCAGCCTCACTATTAATGCTATCATCATAATGGCTACTAATAACACGAACCATGTTAACATTATAGCCCAATAATTGAGCAATTTGTTGTATCATTGGCTCAGTAGCTGGATATCTAAAATCAGCTTTAATAATAGTTACAGATTGATTATTTAAATTAGGAAATCCATACGGATCTTTCTGTATAGGTGTTTTAGTTGGCTCGCTGATTCTGATCGGGTCAAACTTGTTTAGATTGTATTTAAACATATCTAAGAAGTTTTTATCCACATCACCAGCAATCTTTATAGTATAATTGTAACTTTTAAGACTTTCGGTTATGTATTGTTTTAGACTACGCATAGGTATCCTTTTTCTTATATATATTTATCTATTTATGATTTTTATTTGCATTTCGTAAAATGCTTGGGGAGTTATTGGATACCTGAAGTTGTTGCAATTTGATATCTAGTTGATGACAACACGGTTCTATTAGTTGTAATATCAGTATCAGTTGCAAATGTAATACGGGTAATAATAGACGTCGGTGATCCTCCTGCATTACCACCTCCCCACCAACCATATGTTGTATCGCTCGCTCCGGTTGCACCGCCTTGTAGGTAGGTGTTTGATAATGAACCTCTAACAGTAGTAGTTGCTGTATCATTTGCATAAGTAATACGACTAATTGCAGACGTGACTGGGCCTAGTGGGTTACCTCCACCGTACCAGCCATACGTATTATAGTCTGTGACTGCTCCCACACCATAATATCTAACTGAGTTTAATGGTCCACGTACACTAGCAGTTGCAGTGTCAGATGCATATGTAATGCGGTCAATGGTAGAAACAACTACAGCAGTTGGATTATCATATCGCCCACCTATAAACCATCCATAACTATTTGTCCCGGTTGATCCTAATCCATATCTAGCCAAACTTAATGGACCGCGTACACTAGCAGTTGCAGTGTCGGCTGCAAAAGTAACACGATCCACTGATGAATTTACACTATCTCCTGTAGCAGCCCAACCATATGTTGTAGTGTCACTTGTTGTGCCATGTCTCCATCTAGCTGTTACTAATGGACCACGTACACTTGATGTTGCTGTGTCTGTCGCATATGTTATTCTATCAACTGATGACATTACACCTGCTGGGCTATTGTATCCTGCAGTATTATATCCATAAGTATTTGAGCCAAATGCGGCTGCGCCATTTTTAACTACACTAATTGGTCCACGAACAGATACTGCTGCGGTGTCAGTTGCAAATATCATTCTATCTACGGTTGATAGATATGCACCTGTACTAAACCAACCTGCTGTGGGTGTTGAGGGTGGTGCCAAAGTAGCAGTAAATCCACCACCACCAAATGTAAATGCTCCACTAAATGTTACTGACATATCTTTATTCCTATACTATTATTTATCAGACGGTTCTTTATTAGCCAACATCTTCAATAATTCATTACGGTCTAATGCTTTACCTTCACCAACTGGTGTGTTCTCTATTTCTTCTGCTTTACTAGATAATTTCTGGTCTAATTGTGCTTTCTTAAGCTGTAAATCAATCATCTTTAACTTCTTATTTAATTTAGCAGTCTTTGCTGTAATAGCATGTCCTAACATATTACTAGCAACACTAAAAATCTCACTACTAAATCTACTATCAACTTGCATACCCAAATCACTTAGATCCTTAAAACTATCTACAGCCATCTGTGCTAATTCATCTAACTCACTATCACTTGCATCTAATCCACGTACTTGTGGCAATGCTTGGTCAATCTTTTCTAACGCACTTAATGCATCACTTGTTATTTCATTGGCATTTTCCGGAATAGGAACATGCAAGCTGTCAATCTCATCTTGTGGTAGCTCAAACAATTCGGTTAATTTTTTTGTCATACAAGTATTTAGTTACTTGCTTCGCCCATTATAGAAAAGATCATTTTCATTAATTACTCTAAAAGTTAAACCGTTCTGAGAACACCATGCACGTGCGGATGCCCATTTAGCGTGATTAACTGCTACAATAGCTTGGTCTCTAGCACTAGCTGTTTTACTTTCAATTAGTGATTGTTTTTTTGGTTTGATTTCAACAAGTTCAGCTATTTGCTTCTTATACTTATTTTCATATAAAACTAAAAAATCCGGGACATATATGCTAGCTTTTCCGGTTAAGGGATTTCTATATGGAATTCTAATAGATTCACTTGCCCATTGAATTATGTTTGAATTAGAATCCAGGAACATCATAAATGTTAGTTCCCATCCACTACGATATCTTGGGGTATGTTTACCTACATATTTTTGAGTATTTTTGGGGACAAATGTACCTTGAGCAAACTTAGCCATGATTATTGCACGATATTACGTGCTACAGGTTGATTAGATTGTGGTACAGTACTTACACCATATAAACTTGTTTTAGATTTAAAACTGTTTAGATAGTATGTTATGATTTGATTCATTTGCAACTTACTACCTGTACCTTGAATTTGTCCTAACAAATCTAATACAGGTATTCCTGTTTCTTGTGATATTCTAAATAAAAACGTTGTAAAGTTTCCCGCAATAGCTTTAGTATCACATACAGAATTAAAATATCCATTAACAATGTCAAATTCATTGCTATTTACTACCATGTTAAATGCGTAGAAATCGTCAAATATTTTAACTGTTAAATCAGTTGATGTTCTTTCGTCTATAATTCTTGCCATAATTTATCCCCCTATATTTATATCCGGAGGAAGTACGTTTCTACCATTTGCTTGTGCTGCTTGATTCGGGGTACTACCAAATATAGGTAAATTAAACAATACATTTCTTCCAGTATTATTTAATGGATTCATAATAGCATTAGTAATACCTGCAGTTACTTCACTCTTAATTGCTTGTTTTAAATTGATATTTTTAAGAGTATTATATGTTGCACCAGCTTTTTGTATAGCACCTAATATATTTTTATTAGATCCTGATAAATCATCAATGACACCATTAACACCGTCAACTAGTCCGCCTTGACCTAATATACTAGCCTGACTACCCGGTCTACTAATAGGACTAACTATTCTATCATAATTTTGATCTAGACCAAAACCAGCAACAATGTTACTAGGTTCTTTGCCACTAATAGCACCTTGGAAATACTTAACAGTTTCATAATCCAACGTCATTGTATTTTCCATAGTACCATTACCTTCGGCATAATTGTATGTATCATGTGCAAATCTATTAATGATAGGATTAATTAATGTATAAGCTACATACTTATGTTGATTGAAACCAAATATTGTAACATTTTTAAAGAATGGAATTTTGGTTTGTCCATTACCTGCTTGTATGTTAGTTGCAGGCGTACTTGATGTTTCACCTATATAGCCCCAATCTGTGTCACCGGTAATAGATTGTGAATATATGTTGCGTAGGTTATAGTTTGCATTATTGGGACTATTTGTACTACCATTACCTGTTTGTTGTGCTTGACGGCCTGATACTGATGCTACTGGAATACTTGCATCTTTATAGTAATATGTATAGTAGTTATACCACATGTTACGTATTAAATTTCCATTGTCATCATGGAAATTAATATCAATTGGATCATATTTTATTTTTGTTTGCACGATACGTTTACGATTATATTGATTCATCGTATGTGTATCAAAACTATAGCTTGGTAATTTTACAGATTTAACTGCTAGACCAAAATTTGCACCTTGTGGTAATCCCACAGCATATGCACTTTGATTGATTTCAAAATATACATGAAACAGAAACTTAAACTTAGGTGCATATTGATATGCATTAGGTCTAAATGTTTTACTAGCATGAGTATAATCACGAAGGTATTCACTGCCGAAGAATCCCGCGGCAGTGTCTGTTAATAAGTTCTGAAAAAATCCAGACATTTAATATATTAAAATATATTAAGCTTGACCAGAACCAATACCTGTAGTTGATTTACCACCTAAGGCACGACCAACACTTGTACCAACTCCAGAACTCAATGGTGATTGAATTGCATTGTCAAAGCGAATTGATAATTGTATTGTTACAACTTCGTTAGAACTATAAGCTAGGTTATTGTAATTAGCTGCCTGCAAGAAGCAACCATATACTTCCCATGTTTCTAATACAACTGGAGTAGCAGTACCGTTACCACCGTCTAGTATTTCAATATTTGTTTGAAACTTATAATCTTGACCTGTTGCGGCTGAAGCTTGTTCAACAAAGTCCATTTGTTTCTGTAACTGTTGTCCAACTAATTTTGAAACACTACCGGATGCATCATCACGAACATTAACCGTTAGTGGTTGCCATTCATGTCTACCTGCCAAATACATAGTAGAGTTATAAACTGGTATGTTAATTTCACCAAAACTAACTGATGGGCGTGTTACGTCAATAACTTGCTTAGTTAATTCATTAGTGGCATTACTAACTCCAAAGTTTAGAAAATTAACTCTAAAACGATATTGTAGTTTGGGCATTAGCAAGCCCTGATTTCCGCCAGAGTTATCTGACGCTACTGTCATGTTAAACAATGATTGTGAGGCTGTTGCCATTTTTTTCTCCTGTTATTAATATTTATCTATTAGAAATAGATACCCCTTTCGGGGTATCATATTTTATTGAGCACCAATAGCGCCCGTGTTCATTATACGAACTGGGATATAGATAAATTCAGCTGCCTTAACAGGTTCAACTGCAACATCTATCCATAGTTCACTTCTATCAATTCTTGCTGGCGTATTGTTACTTTCGTCACATACTACAAGATAATCGTATAGACCGCGTTTAGCAACTAAATCAACCATCAATGACTGTACAACACCTGCGATTTGATTACGTGTCAATGCATCGTTAGGTTCAAATACAAACGGTCTTGCTGCTAATGTTAATTGTCTACGTATATAAGCAATCAATCGTGCAACGTTAGTTCTATCTAACGCACTTTGACTATTAAAGCTAGTCTTGTTACCATAATTCAATAGTCCTACACCAGTAAAGAATACTAAAGGATTAATGAAATTGATATACAATACATCACGTATACCTAAACGTGTCTTGATCGGCATAAACTCACCAGTCATATTATCAACGTAACCAATACTTAATGCATTGTCAATTGTACCACGACGAGTACCAGCTGCCGCTAACCAAGGATAACTAATCGTATCATTACGTAAGAATGTACGCAACATCATATATGATGCTGGTACTGCAACTTGATTACCTTGTAAGTCAGTTGCTAATCCACTTGGATAGAATAGACCCATATATGTATCACGTGTTACTAAACCTTCTTCACCTGTACTTGCTGCGCCAGCTTCATTGTTAGCCCATGCTTGAATTGCAGTAGCACTATCAGGTAAACGCAACGGTGTGTCACCTAAAATATAACCAGTTTGACCACGGTCATTATTTAATGTAATCATACCAGGTTGTAGTTCTGGATAGTTTGGTGTTGCTAACAAGTTGAAGAAGTTATCTTCATCACGTATTGCTGTGTTAGTAGCAATTGCCATATTCAATGATTGTACAACCATTGCACGTTGTGCTTTACGACCCATGTAAGGTGCACCTGTTGCTTGATTACCACTTACTGTTACCCAAGTATCTTTGTAATATGGTAATTGTGTATCAGGGAAACTAGTACCATTGAAGTAGTTAGTTCTGAACTGTTTTACGTTATAACCACTACGGCGTGTGTTGAATAACAACATACCAGAAGGATATAATGTTGGATCAGGTGCATCTAAATCAAGGTTGTTACTAGCTAATAAGCCAGTGATTGTTGGTATAGGATCATCAACTGGGCTAATAGTGTTTTGATTACTTGACCAACGTGCGTCAGCAAATACTACACCTGTACTACTTGTTTGATTTGTATTATCAAGTAATACCCATTGATTTATACCATTAACACTTTGCCAACGATTAATAATTGGATAATTTTCTAAATCACTAGTGTCAATCCAAATATCACCGTATACTAAATTAGTACCATCACTTTGTGTTGTTGGTGCAGTTGCACTAATTAATGGACCAGTTGGATTAGTAGCTGATGTACTGAATGTTGGTAATGGGAATCCGTTACTATCATAGTTACGATTACCATAACCATACCAGTTACCACTGAAGTTTACCATAATATCAACTTGATCTACTACACTATAGAACCAGTTAGTATCATTCGCAGGAGCCATTGCTGGCGCACCTTCATTAGCAATATAAGTGAACTCTCTCCAGTTACTTAACTGTGTTAGATATGTATGTGTAGGATTACCTGATACATAAGTAATTGATGTTGGGTTACCACCTACTGATACTGATGTTATTTCAACAACTAAATTATTTGCTGGGCTAGTTCCACCAAGTTGTGTACCTGGTATAGTAATTTGATCACCCAATGTATAACCACCTGCACCTGGACTTGTTATGCCAGCATTATGTACTATATATACTCCAGCAGTTACTAGAATGTCATAAGTAGCTCCTGATCCAGTACCACCTGTGCCAGTAACATTCAAATATGTTGTATTAGAAGGACCATATTTTACTCCAGATGTTGTATCTATAACAAATCCAGCTGCGGCAATTAATCCATTAGAAGCATTTGTATTAGTAAATGAGCTATTAACAAAGTCATTTAATATGATTTCACCACCTTCAGTATGTGTTAATTGAATAGCACCGTCTGTTGTTACCATTGCAGTTGTATAAGATATACCAGCTGCTTGCCATGCTGTTACAAAATCAACTGCATCACTATTATCGTCTAATTCAAAATAATATGGACCGTCTAAAGTTGTGCTTCCAGGAACACTTACAGATACTTCCATGTAATATGGACCAAGATTAAACATTGGATTACTTACATTACCTGTAACTACTGTTTCACCTGTCGCTATTCTTTCCCACATGTAAATAGGAGCAGTCTGACTTGGATTAACACCTGTTGCATCAAATGCATATTGGCAATATACAGTTCCCGGAAGTATTGCTTTACCACCAGTAGCATCTAAGTTTGCGCTTGCTACCCAATCACTTGTTGCTAAAGATACATTCTTAGCTGACCAAGAATTTGTAGCACCGTTGTATACAGAAAGTGCTGGACTTAAACCAGTACCAGCTGATCCAACTTTTAACCATACACTACCTGTTGGACGAGGAGTTGTTTGACTTGTGTTCCATAATGGCATTTGGGCACTTGTACCATATACAAATGCAGGCTGATTATAACGACCAGTTGCAATACCTATATCTGCAAGTGCAGTACCAGATACATTAGCAATAATTAAACAAGAACCATTGCCAAATTGATTACTGAAAATACATAATTTACCACTACGAACTTCAGCATACATACCAGCCCATCCAAAACCATTAATAGTAGATGCAACATTATCAACAGTGTTGCCACTAGAAACATTAATAGTTGCAGTAACGCCTGATGTACCAGATAAATTGATAGTGAATACACCTGCACCTAATGTTGGATTAGATTGTGTTGCTTGTATTGTAGGAACATCTAATTTCCAAGCACTTGAACCTAATATTGTCCATGCATTTGATGATGTTTTGTAAAAATATGTTCTATCATTTAACGCTTCAGGGTCACTCATGGCTTGCATAGCATTTACAGCATAATCGCCGATATTACCAATACTATTGTTTGGTACACCTGCTGTTAAATCACTATCCATTGTAATAACAATAGGATTCTGTAACATGAATTGACCAGTAGTTTGATTAAATTCATATATACCCCATGTACTAGTTGTAGTATCTAACCAATATGTACCACTGTCTGGGCTACCTGTTGGACGACCTGTTTGACCTACTAAACTTGCTAGATCAATATCAGCACGTAAGACATAACAACGATTTGTTACACCTAATGTACTGTAGGCTGCTAATAAACCATACTCATTTAACTCATAACCCTGTATTGGTGTACCATTTGTCGTTGTATAGAAGAACGGTGTACCATACAAGTTTACTAAGTCTCTCTGACTTGTTACTTGGAATAATTTGTTTGCGTTAGCTGCTGTTGTCGCGGCTGCTACACCTGTTCCAGATGCATCAGCTTTGTTTTGTGCTGTTGCTACTAAAATAAGTGGGACTGAATTCGTTGGGGCTGGAAGGTATTGACTCTGGTCAATGATTTGTACTTCTACGCCTGGAGATGTTAATGCCATTTTATATTTCCTTTATGTAAAATTTTGAGGTTTACTACCTGATTGCATATTAATATTTATCAAATACCTTTAAAAAGACAGTCTTACCGTGCCTTTGAAGGTTCCGTGAGTAAATACATCATGCGACCTATATGTAATACTTGCGGAAAGAACCACTGTGCTGTTAACTATAAACGGCTAGGTATAACACACTATAGAAGCTTGTGTGATGAGTGTGGTAGAAAGAAAAACAAACTTAAACCTAGAAATCCTAAATGGAAAACTAAAGGATATAAGAAAAAAACCGCATGTGATTTATGCGGTTTCAAAAGTCTATTCCCAAGTCAGATTACCGTCTTTCATATTGACGGTAATTTAGAAAATGCTGACTTGGTTAACTTACGTAGTATATGTCTTAACTGTGTAGAAGTAGTTAAAAAGAAAGAAGTTACTTGGAAACGTGGTGACTTACAAGTTGACTACTGAGTTGACTTGCTTGTGCAAATCATCAATTGATCCATTATTATCAATATAATGGTCATACAATAATCCAATACTGCTATATTCACTGGCATGTACTGCATAATTAGCTAATTCTACCATAGCTTTTTGATGTGATTCGCTACCTGCAGGTTCATTATTGTAATCAACTGCCGCACTATACCATTCTGGACGTAGACCACGACTAACACGCATAGTAATTCCGCCGGCATTCTTAATTGCACTTACTTCATTAGCAAAACGACAATCGGTAATTACAATATTATCAGTGGTTTGACGTAATTTATTCTCTACGCTAGCTACCCAAATATCATTGTGAAAGTTATTACGACATACCTCTGTTCCCCAGTATTGTAATACCCATCTTGGTGTAATATTCATTCCTAAACGATCACTCCACCATTGGTCTTTTTGTTCTCGCCATTCTCTGCTTTTTTTAGTTGAACCTTCTAAGTATTCTCTATCCCAACCAAAGACGGCTGCTACTGCATCTTTCAATGATGCCGCAAAACTAACACGCTTGAACCCGTGAAATGTGCAAAGATAGTCGGCAATAGTGTCTTTGCCGCTCGAAATTAGTCCCGTAATTCCAATAATCATATGGTAACTCCTGTAATACATATTATACTACAGGAGAGCTATAAAGTAAAGAGATTAGGTTATTTTGTTGTGATACCAACATAGGCTTTAATAGTAGGAATACCCAATGCTTTTGCTACGTTGGCTCTGTGGTAACCATCTAAAATATATCCCCCGCCCATTACAATAGGAGGAGCCTTACTAAAATCCATTTGTTTGTATTGTTCTACTTTTGCAGGATCTAGTTTAGGCAAATTTGTTTTGATTGAATTTACAGGAACATTTTGTAACACAAACTTGCTAAATGTGTTTATGTGATTTAGATAATCTTGATGTAGATTTGTATCATGGTGTTGTCTTAGATATGCAATCATATCTTTTGTAGACATGTCGTTTGAGATGCCTTCCGCCACACCTTGTTCCCAGACATTGACCCCTGTGCCTTTGTGCTTGTTCCAAAATCCTGCACCTGCGTCAGTTTGATCCCAACTTCTAATAATAGTGTAGCCTTTATTTTTTAAAAAGTCATACATTGCTTTAGCAATGCCTTGTCCTTGATAACGATCATTGACCCAAAGGTCTTGCGGTTCTAACTGTCCCTTTTCGTTGAAAAATAGTTCAACACTTCCTAATACTTTGTTGCTGTCATTTGATAATGCTTTGATTGCTACTCCATTAGAATCTTTGCTGAACTTGATTTTTATACCTTCATAATCTTCCAAGCCTTCCTCCAAACTGTTCTGACCATGTGCCACTGCTACATAAGCAGGACCCGTATATCCGTCAGGATACTTGGCAAAGTGTTGTATAGTTCTGTGCCAACCTTCTGGTAGAGCATATCCGTGTGGTGTTTTTATTAAGATCACTGGTTCTTTACTCACACCTACTTGTTGAACAAGTGCGGCTTGTGTAGCATGTCTTTCAGCATCTTTTGGTATGCCCATACCTAAATCACTTTTTCCGCCAGCCCTTGCTATTAAATTCTGTTTGGTCTTTGGAGTAAACATATCCATGGTAAACTTCATGTTGGGCACAAGTTGCCAAGGGTTAGTGTTGGGACTTAGTCCTGCGTCCGCAATCATTTCAAGGATTTCGCCTTTGACATCACTATTGACATTATAATTTTTATTTTTACCGCGACCTTTATACAACAAGTCTTGCACAACATATTCTGGCCATGTAGGAACAATGCTTCGGATGTATTGATACATCCGATCTCTGACTTCTGTTATGAATTCATTGGCTCTCATTTAGCCCTGTACCCAAGTTAGTGGTTGACTATAATCTACATAACGTTTGAGTTCGTCAATACATAGTTCCATTGCAGCCTTTCCTTCAGCTTTCATGGCTGCACCATTTAAACTTGTTCCACCACCTGGCCCTGCAATACTAGCAAATTTCTCACGTGCTTCACCGATAATTACTTTAAGATTAGCTAACACAAAGTCGCCAATCCAAACACCAGCGCCCGGATCCTGTAATAATACTTCTTCTGTTCGTTGTATGTCTGCCCAAATAAGAACACGTTCACCACTACCTTTTGGATCACGAACTATACGTAAAACTTTTGTTACTGGATCAAATGTATATACAACATAACCACCAAACATACGTGCGGCTAATTCAACATAACCAGCATAAAAGTCATATGTTGCCATACCACCTGCATAGTTATAGTTTAGTAAGTATGTATTAAGAATAGCACTACTGAATGGATCAAAACTGCTAGAACCTGGCCCTGTTTCAAGACCAACTGTTCTACGATATAAACAGCGTACATTGATGAATTCACTAGGAAGTGTATAAGTATCTACGTTTTTTTCTATTGTAAAAAGAGTATAAGATTCTGATGTAGCGTTTTGTGCTCTTTGACGATATACTTTAATAGCATAGTTATAAGCAGCCTCATAGTGTTGAGGATCTAATTCTAAGTCAATGATACCATCACCTAGACGATATCTAATGTTTTGGAATAGTGCCTGTTTTAGTTCATCTAGTCGTAGACCAGATGGTGTAGATAGGATATTTGCTGTTGATGATATTGTCATAGTTGTTTACCTGTATATTGTATTTATCAGGAAACTATAGATAATAATTATGATTTTTAGGTTAATGAATACCCTGCGGCTGCTAATCCATATCTAGCAGTACCTACACCAGCTGTATCTGTAGCAACTACTCCTGTATTACTTACTAGATTGGTCATTGATAATGCACCTCCGCCGGTATCCGCACCATACCCAAATACAGCTTTATCACCGCCGTATATAGAGGCTGATAGAGAAAGCCTAGCAGAGCCTACTCCTGTAGTATCAGTAGCAACAACACCGGTATTACTTATTAGGTTGGTTATTTTTACTCCAATACCGCCGGAATTTGATCCATATCCAAATATAGCCTGTCCTGAACTACCATATCCTGTGGCTGCAAGGTGACTTCTATCAGTGCCGACACCTGTGGTATTTGTAGCAACAACACCGGTATTATTTACTAAGTTAGTCATTGACAATGTACCGCCACCGCTATCTTCACCATATCCAAATATAGCTTTATCTGTACCATAGCCGGCGGCAGCAAGATATCGTCTAGCAGTACCAACACCTGTTGTATCTGTAGCTACTACACCGGCATTTGATACTAAGTTGGTTATTGATATTGACGTAGCACCAGAATTTGCGCCATATCCAAATATAGCTTTATCTGTGCCATAGCCTGCCGCGGCTAATGAAAACCTAGTAATACCAACACCGGTTGTATCTGTCGCTACCACACCTGTATTACTTACTAGATTGGTCATTGATAATGCACCTCCGCCGGTATCCGCACCATACCCAAATACAGCTTTATCACCGCCGTATATAGAGGCTGATAGAGAAAGCCTAGCTGTACCTGCGCCTGCGGTATCCGTAGCAACAACACCGGTATTACTTACTAAGTTAGTTATTTTAACAGCTATGGCACCAGAATTTGCACCATATCCAAATATAGCCTTTTGAGTGCCACCGGGCGGTGCAATAATACTTACACCACCTACACTACCAAAAGTTATTCCACCTGTAATTGTTATTGACATATATGTTTCCTAACTTATATTTATCAGGAAACATATATGATTAGACTTCTTCAAACAAAGTAGAGTATGTACTATTGGCAATATTAAGTACTTTTTTCATACCTGAATTTGGAATACGTATTGCATAACTTTTACCTTTACCGGTTTTAGTAGGTTTATGTTCTAATGCGCCATACTGTCCACCGGCAGTGATAGTTTGACCTTTATGAATTTTACCTTGTGCAATAAGTACTGCACGATTCTTTTCATATGCCTCTTTAAATCTTTCTTGAATCTCCGGATCAGTTAAATCTACAACTTTGCCGGTGGCATTAATTGTATCTGTTGTTTCATCCTTATCAATAGTAACACGATATTGTTTTTGTAGCTTATCTTTCAAAGGAATTTGATCCCAGGGTGTGTTAATGATATCATCATATGTCATAGTACCAACTGTATGCATACAATTTGTAGTTGCTTTCCTGCTTTTAACTTCAACACCCGGCAAATCTACTGTTCCTTGTGTGTCTACAGGGAATCCTTGTTCAATCATTGCTTGTTCAAGGATTTTACCATTAGTACCATCATTTACCTTTGATGGATCTACAAAATCCACCTCAGATAAATTTACTTTTAGAGATTTAATTTTAGCTTTCATAAGTCACCTTCTTTACGATTTTCACTATAATGTGCATCAAACGAGCCACCGGGATAGCGACTTTCTAATTTACGCACATTCTCATCAATAACATCATTTGGATCAAGATTCAATGCTCTACATGCATTGATCCAATACCACATAATGTCACCTAATTCACGTTTCATGTGAAATAGATTTTCTTCATTGAGCGGTTTACCCTGAAAAAACATCTTCTTGGGCACTTCAATGAATTCGCCACTTTCGGCTGCAAGTCCTAAACATGCAGTCAATAATAATGGTACATTGATATTAGGTCCATGAACACCATCACCAATGTAATTACCATCAAGTTCATCAAGACGGTTTATGAATGTAGTCAAATCATCACTAGGTTGACTAGTTACTTGTTCTACAAAATCTTTGTATCTGTTTAAATCAATATTACTCATTAAAATGCTTTCAGTATAATCATATTCTCATTAAAGCGACCATTAGGTGTTGTGCTAACTGCTTTAATATCTTTGTAGAATTTACGTGCAGCCGGCTTGCTACCCATAACTTCTTTAATCTGTTCACTCGGCTTTCTCAATGTCTTAGTTTCACTTTGTGCAGTATCAAAACCTAACAATGTGCTACCTTTAACAGTAAATGTTTTGCTATATTCATCTGCAACATAATGATGTAGTTTACGCTTTGCGGTATCATATACCCAAGCTTCACTTGCACCATGTAGTTTGATAGGACTGACACTTACTAAATCAAGCTTATTTGCAGTATCTACAAATGTTTTCAGATATTTCAATTTTGCCACCTGTTTCTCTACAGGAACAGCTTTTCGGGCACGTGGTGCTTTTGCCGCTTTCTTAACACTAATATAACTGTTTAAATCATTGATGACCAATTCAATAAACTTTACAACATTCTTTAGTTGTGTTTTGGATAGATGCTGATATCCCTGAACCAATTGACTATCCGTACCTTTCAGTACCTCTTCAATCTCATTCAATTTCTTTTTCCATACTTCGGTCAACATACTGATATGTTGTGGCATTACATTCTTTTTAGCCACTTCGTCAATTGGACGTAATGTATGTTTTGTTCCGGCGCCTGATGTAATATATTCATCAAACAGTCCTTCAAGTTCACCACCGGCTTCACGTGCTTTATCTTTAAGAATTTCCTGAATATTAGGTCTTGTGGGAACTTCAGGTGCACCGGTAATTGAAGCTTCAACTACTTGTGGCTTATTAATAGTTTCAAGCAATCGTACAATTTCGTTTTGTAGTGTATCTGATTCTGTTTCGGACAGTTCTAATCCACGCAATTCCATACGTGCTAACCAGCATAGTGTATTGATACATTCTTTCTCATCAATCTTACGCATGATTTTAGCTTCTTGTGGGCGGTCACGTAGGTCTAAGTATTGTGCTAAGAATTCTTTAGCATCTTTCTTACCATAAAAACGTCCATACCAAGTAAAACTACGCATAAGTGCTACTCGGCGTCTATCTGCATCGGGCTGTACGGCAAACATAGGTTCAGGACCTAAATATTCTGTATCCGGGTCTTTAGGGTTAAGTGTCTTAACCTGTGAATAATCACTAGCTTTAATGATTTTCTTTATGGGTTTACGTGTTGCCATTAGTTTCTCCTAGAATTGTACTTCATTTGTGTATTATAGCATATGTTTAGTTTATTGTCAACTTTTCTATTGACCCAAATTTACATGTATTTGACGGGCAATGGATAAACGATAAATAATAGATATGCCTAGACTCTCATTATATCACCCCACGAAATCAAATGATTATCGTTTCTTTGATAGAACAATATCAGAGATGTTTACTGTTGGCGCAACTGATTTATATATACACAAATATTTAGGACCAACTAATCAAGGTCCTAGTATTGATTATACTCAACCACAATATGATGCGTTAGATCCTACTAATATACAAGATTTATTGTTTTTAGAAAATAGAGATAGAACATATGATACCAGTATTTATAGATTACGTGGACATTATAATGTACAGAATTTAGATTTTGATTTAAGTCAATTTGGATTATTCTTAAACAATGACATTATCTTTATTACCGTTCATTATAATGATATGATTGATTTAGTTGGTCGTAAGTTAATGGTAGGTGATGTATTAGAATTACCTCATCTACTAGATTATAATCCATTAAAAGAAACTATACCAGTTGCATTAAAAAGATTTTATCAAATTACTGATGGTAATTTTGCAAGTGAAGGATTTAGCCCAACTTGGTATCCGCATTTATGGCGTATTAAATGTGAACCATTAGTTGATAGCCAAGAATTTAGTCAGATATTAGAACAACCAATTAACACAGATAATTATCTTGGATTATGGGAAGCTAATAAAACATATCCAGCTGGTTATGTTATTACATATGGTGATAAGAATTATCTAGCTAAACAGGATGTACCAATTGGTATTATACCACCTAATGATACTTTCTGGGAACTTGATCCTAATCAAAATCTTAAAGATATTCTTGCTACATATAATAAAAATCTACAAATCAATAATTCTATTATTGAAGAAGCTAATAGATTAGTACCTAAATCAGGTTATGATAAGAGTAAATTATATATTGTTCCTACTTATGGTACATTTGAAACTAATACTGAACTATCAGGTAAATATAATCAACCTGCACCACCAGTAAATGTTATAGCCAATAATAATGGTGCACCGGTTGTAGCCAGAGCCTCTGTTGCAATGGTTCATAACCCTAAATATAAAAACCCAAGTCCAGTATTACGTATTCCAAAATCAACTGTACAAAGTATTTGGGACATGACAATAGATATGTTTATTGAGCCATTACAAAATAGTAGGCAAGTAAACTTAGAAACAACAACAATTGCACCAACACTTATAGGTAATGGATCTGGTCCTGTACAAGGAGAAATAGTATTAACGGCATTGCCGACAGGTCCGGTCACTGGTCCATATGGTACAGCAGATAATACATATGCCACTGCAGATCAAAATCCAGTAGCTCCGGGCTTTACAGGTACACAACCATATGGTCCAGATACTATGGACTATCGTGCTGATTGTGATCCAAGATTCCAATTCATTGCACGTAGTAGCCCAAGAAGCTTTGGATATACCACAGGATACTTAGATGGTACAGGCGAAGCGCCAAATGGATTCCCAACTGGTGCAGGAATAAGTTTCCCGCAAAACCCACAAGTAGGTGCATATTTCTTACGTACAGATTATCTACCACAAATTCTCTATCGCTGGGACGGTAGAATATGGGTTCGTATATCTAAGAATGTAAGAACACAAACAGGATTCACTGAAGGAGATTTGTCACAACAATCTAGCTTCATAAATAACAGCAATGTGACAATAACTACAGATGGAACAACTATACCTCAGAAACAAGGTCTGTCAACTATCTTAACATTATCACCAAATTCAATACCACCGGTAATTTAAATGGCACAATTTTTCTATGATAATCAGGTACGCAGATTTCTAATTCAATTTGGAAAAATCTTTAGTAATTGGTATGTTACTAAAGGTAAAGATCCTAACGGTAATGAAATACTTGTACGTGTACCAGTTATGTATGGCGATAGTAGTAGACAGGCTGCTACAATTATTGCTAATAACAGTGCTAGCAATACACCTAGTGCCCCACTAATTACCTATTACATTACTGGTTTAGAATACGATCAAAGACGTACACAAGATCCTACATTTATTGATAAGATTCAAGTTCGTCAACGTACATATAATAGTGAAACACAAAGTTATGAATCAGTACAAGGACAAGCATTTACAGTAGAACGATTAATGCCAGTGCCCTATACATTACGTATTAGTGTAGATTTTTGGACAACTAATTATAATCAAAAATTACAATTGATAGAACAACTAGGTACATTATTCAATCCATCTTTAGAAATACAAAGTACTGATAACTTTATTGATTGGACAAGTTTAAGCGTTGTATATCAAGATGGATTAACATTTAGTAGTCGTAGTATACCACAAGGTACACAAAATCCAATTGATGTAATGAGTTGGAAATTCTATATGCCTATATGGATTAGCAATGCGGCTAAACTTAAAAAGATGGGTGTTATTGAAAAGATTATTGCAAGTATATTTTCTGGTAAGGCACTTGATGATATACAGAATGATGATTTGTTATTAGGTACTAGACAAAAGATTACACCATATGGATATAAGTTATTACTAATAGGTAATAGTTTACAATTATTACCAGCTGATCAGGATTTCTATCCAAACAATGAAGATTTAGAATTACCTCCTAACCCTAATACAAGTTTATATTGGAGTAGTTTATTAAATGTATATGGTACATTAAGACCGGGTATTAGTCAGATATGGTTACAAAATCCATATATGAATACAGAGATTGTGGGTACGATTGTACCTGACCCAGTTGATGATAGATTATTGATATATGATATTGACCCAGATACCCTGCCTCAAAATACATTGGCTCCTGTAGACAGCGTGATTAACCCATTAGTCACAGGACCAAATGCAGGGTTACCTCCAGCCGAAAATGGTATGAGATATCTTATAGTAGATCATATCGGTAGTACAGGTGATTCAACCATAGCATGGGGAAATGTTATAGCATATGCTAATGACATTATTGAATATGATAGTGGTACTGGTGAATGGTTTGTGTCATTTGATAGCGCAACAGCCACTACAGTAGAATATGTTACCAATTTAACAACAACCGTACAATATCGTTACGTTAATACCGAAGGAGCTTGGATGAAAAGTTGGGAAGGCTGGTATGGCCAGGGCGATTATAGTATTGTAATCTGATTTACTTTATGCTATAATATATTAGCATATGTCAAATATATCCGCAGGCGTATTCTTTTACGCTAAAAAAACACAACGATTCTTATACCTACTTAGAACGGACAATAAAAATCCGGGTAACTGGGGTATACCAGGTGGTAAAATAGAAAACGGCGAGACATTATTAGTTGGTATCGCTAGAGAATGTAATGAAGAAATTGGATACTTTCCTAAAAATCCAAAACTAGTTCCAATACAAAAATTTGTCAATAACACATTTACATATCATACATTCTTTTGTGCAATAGATGAAGAATTTATCCCGTTATTAAACTATGAACATTGCGGGTATGCTTGGGTAGGGGACAATCAATATCCTAAACCATTACATCCTGGGTTATTTAGTACAGTAAACTTTGATGTTGTACAGAAGAAATTAAAAGCACTTACGAAAAAACGGTCCTAAGACCGTTTTTTTATTTCAGTAGTTTTGCTAATGTATCAAAACCTAATGACCCTATTACTACGCCTGCACCCATCATCATCCATCTCCACTTTTCTAATGCAGAGACTTTTGATCCTAGTTCTTTGTGTGCCTTAATATCTTCCTCACGCATTTCTTTCAACATTTCTCTTGTTTCATGTGCGTTACGGTCAAGACATTCATGCATCTCTTTAAGACTACTTTTGATCTCGCTGACATCTTGTTCAATGTTTTTAACTTGAACTTGAAGTACAGCGATATCAGTTTTTGTAGTCTGTGCTGGCATATTAATAGTTCGTGACATGATTAAGCATTAGCAATAGTTACGATTGGGTTAGGCTGACCTGGGTTAGCATTAGCTGCGGCAGCCGCATTGAATGAAGAAATCACATCAGGATTAACTGTATTCAATACTGCAAGACCTGTACCACTACCTGTAGCAGTAGCAGTAAATGTAACACCTGTTAAGTTACTTGCTGCACCACATGCTGTCCAATCTGTTGTTCCTGATTGATAAATTGTATACAATGTACCTACACTTAATGCTCCTGGGGCAACTGTTGTTGGGAACAATTCTGTTTGATAGTCATTTACACTTGAAACATATTGTGTACCAGAGGCTGCATTAGTAGCAATAATACTCATTGTGTTTGGTGTTAATGCTGTGTTAGCAACATTAGCTGTATATACTGCACCTGTCAAACCTGTAACTGTACCTGTTACCAAATACTTTGTTTTGCCTTTTTGACGAACAATATAACCTGCTTCTGGTAATGCTTGAACGAATGGATCACCATAACTAGTAGCACCAGTTGCGTTATTTGCTGATACAGCACCTAATACAACACGGTTCTGAATTGCGTTACCAGTAACACTAGCATTTGCTGTCAATGTTTTTACTGCACCACCAGGTGTAGTAGAAACAGTAAATGCGGCTGCATTAGCAATAGTCTTAACAAAGTATGTTGTACCTGCTGTCAAACTACCAAATGTAGAATCAAACACTACTGGAGTATTTACTGTCAATGTTTGTGCATTTCCAGAAGTACCAATGATACTACCTGATACTGTTGTGTTAGCAACAACTACACTCAAATTACCCTTAGTACTAGTTGTAGTACCTAATAACATTGCTACATTTGGGTCATTACCCCATTGAGCAAATAATATTGAACCTGTAGCTACGTTAGCAAAGTCAGTACCAAGACCAACTACATTGTTGCTACTTGTGCTTGCGAATACAGTACCTGTACCCTGAACACCAAATGCTACATTACATAATACTTGCTTACCGTAGATAGCAGTATTTCCACCAACTACACCGTATGTTGCTGTATTTGTTGCTGGATAACCTGTACCAGATACTGGATTGTTAAAATATGAATCAACACCATTAAATGTTGCACTAACAGATTGACCAGTGGTATCTGTCATCGGTGCCATAACTTGCGGTTGTACACTTTTTTGTGTAGCTGAAACACTAAATGTAGTATTTGATAATACTACATTAACATAATATGTTGTGCCAGCAACTAAACCACCAACTGTAGTTGCAACTACAAATTTCATACCTTCTGCTACACCAACAGTTGGGTTAGTTGTTAGATTACCACCTGATATTGTAACGATACTGCCTGTTTGTGCTGTATCAGTAATTGTTAAGACTGCTTGAGCCTTTGCGATTTTTAGAGGACGTCCCATTTGATTTTCCTTTATAAAATTAGCGTGTTCTAGACGCTACGCAGTGGGTTACTGCATAAACTTGCCGAATGCAAGTGTATTATATATTTATCTTAAAACTCTATTATTGAGTACCTGTATTAGCGTGATTTGCCCCCAATGTGCTAATACTGAATGCACCTGCTGTTCCGGCTACATTAATATAAGCAATGTAATTACCTTGACCAACTAAAAAGTTGTTGTTTACTGTATTTGCTGGTATAATTGTACCGTTTGTTAAATCAGTAGTAACACTTGAATTGCCTGAAGATATTGCAATTGCTGATGTTGTAGTAGCAATACGAACTTTGTCTGTAGTACTAGCTGATGTACGTTGACTGGTGCCGTTTGCTGTGTAAATTGTTGATGCCATTTTATTTTCCTATTATTTTAAAGTCTGCCGACTGCTACTTCAATGATACCTTCTACACCATCAAAGTTTTCTAATGATTTACCGATGACTGTACCCAATACAGGGAATGATGCTGGACGAGCAAAGCCATATCCTGCACTTATTAACATATCACCCTTTTTAATATTTCCACGTACTTTACACGGAACACGACCTTGTAATGCTAATGCTACAATATGTTCACCTTCACATGCACTATTCATTACATATGCTGGATTGGTAGAAACAATACCTGCAACTTTTGTAGTGGCATCTTCTGCTATGGTAACTTCTTTATCACCACCAAATGCTAATACAGTACCTGGTTCATAGATATTATCAGATTCATAATATTCTGCTAAGTCAGCATATGTGGCTTGTAGTGTTGAACCGCTACTTAATGTCCAAGCACCAGTAAGATTGCCCGGTGTTGAACTAGCACCCGTTGTAATATTATTATTCGTTATTTGACCACTTACATTTAATGAAGTTAATGTACCAACACTTGTGATATTTGGCTGTGCCGCGGTTGTTACAGTACCTGCTGTAGTTGCACTACTTACAGTACCACTTACATTCGCACCTGCTACACTATTAGCGGTTGTTGCATAACTAACTGCACCAGAAACATTAGCACCTGCTACACTATTAGCTGTTGTTGCATAACTGACTGCACCAGAAACATTAGCACCGGCTACACTATTAGCTGTTGTCGCATATGTAGCAAGACCTACAGCGCCGCTTATATTAGCGCCAGCAACACTATTTGCAGTTGTTGCATATGTAGCAAGACCTACTGTACCTGAAACATTGGCTCCTGCTACACTATTGGCTACAGCCGCATAACTGACTTGACCTGACACATTAGCACCGGCTACATTATTAGCTGTTGTTGCGTATGCTACTGCACCTGAAACATTAGCACCAGCTACACTATTTGCAGTTGTTGCATATGTAGCAAGAGGTATTGAACCTGTAATATTAGCACCAGCAATATTTGATAATCTACCGCCATCACCTGCAAGATTTGGTGCTGTTAAAACTCCTGATAGTTTATTAAAGGTAAATCCTGCACTACCTTGAAGAACATTGTTATCATTAAATTGTACTGTGGTATTACTACCAGCTGCCGCACTTGATCCAGATCCTCCTACTGAAGAAATTACTCTACCACCACTAGTATATGTAGTATAGCCACTTGTATCAACCGGCGTAGTTAACCCAGAATCAGAATATAATGAGAACGTATTAGATGTTAATATCTTCGCATAATAACTGTTACCATTAAGCTGAGTCATACCAACAACATCGGTAATGGTTACTAATGCACCGGCTGTAAAGAAATTAGGAACTGTGGTAGTTACTACCCCAGGATTAGCTTTTGATACTGCACTGATATATGCAGTAATTGTTGATTTAGATGTCCAACTTAGATTACCCAATCCGTCTGTTTCTAATACATATCCAATGGCACCACCGGTCATGGATATATTTGCTACATTACCAAGCTGAAGTTTATGTCCACCTAGTTGGACAGAATTTCCTGTATAGTTTTCCCAGGTATCGGTACTACTAACATAAGTTAATATTTGCCCATTCTGAGAATTAGAGATGTTTAAATTACCCTCACCACCTGAAATTTGACTAAAGGTAATAGTTGAATATGCTGTTAATACTTCAACATTTTCATTTGGATTAGGACTAGTAGTTCCTATAAAAAGACGTTTAGCATCATTGGCCCAGCCCAATTGAGCTTGGTCTAATTGTGGCAGGTCTACAAGGTTACCTGAACGTTGTTGGATTTTAGATATCTGTATAATGGCCATAAGTATAATTCTTTAATAGATTTATACTTATTTATCATTATTTCTTACAAGAACTGTTCGTAATACTTCTCAACACGCTTGAACCAACGATCAGTCCAACTATCAAATTCATTACCTTCAATAATGAATTCCTGATATACATTGTCTGCTGTACACATAAAAATAACACCTTTACGGATATTCGTACCATGTACTTCATTGTGTGCATTAGCATATGCGGCTAATTGAACAAAGTAATCTTCAATCCACTCACGCTTTTTTAGTTTGTTAGACTGTTTGTGATCCATGATAGCAGGAATACCATCATGTACGCCAACCAAGTCAGTTGTTCCGGCATATACTTTAGGGTAGTAAAGGGGAACTTCTGTGCCCCAGTATTCATTACATTTGACAAGACCTTGACTAATGATAGATTGTGCCATTTTATGGCTTTGGATGCTATACGGATTGCTTCCGGGCTCACCTGTTTCTCCTGTTTTAATATAGTTCTCAAGCCACTTGTGCATACGTGTTCCACGTCCTGCGGCTTCTGTAGTGATTTCTTGTGCTTTCTGAACACCGACACGTTTCCGCCATTCGTGTAATGCTTTCTTAGATTCTTCGCTTTTAGTAGCATCTAAAATAGTTGTAACACTAGGGAGTTTTTCGCCATCTGGTGTAGCATATCTGCGTTTGCCGTCAATTTCTACACGGCTCATAGGGACATAGTTATATTTGTTTGGAATGTACATTTAGCTATTATAATATATTATATAACACAATACAAGTATTTAGGTTAAACTCTAAAGCTCTCTCCGCAACCACATCGGTCACGTTCATTTGGGTTGCTGAACTCAAAACCTTCATTTAGTCCATTACGCACATAATCTACAATCATGTTCTTTAAATATACATCATGCTTCTTATCCACTAACACAATAAATGTATCTTGTGCATAATTTATGGTAGATTCATCATAACTATATTCATCAACATATTCTAATACATATGCCAAACCACTACAACCTGTGGTCTTGACGCCTATTCGTATTCCTAGACCCTTACCACGTTTTGTTATTATTTGTTTTATTTTATTGGAAGCTTTTTCGGTGATCGTAATCATCTTACTTCATTGCTTTTTGTGCCATTTGCTTGACAACTTTTTTACTATCATCTATTTCAGGCTCAACTGGTGTTTCTTGCCCTTTAAATATAACCTTATCACCTTGAATGTTTGAGATTTTATTCTTCAATGGTGGTTTTTTAATCATATCATACAAATCATCTTTGGCTAATATGATATCATTATCTTTGTAATAGTTTAATAATTCATCAACTGTCCAATCCGAATGCTCAACACCACTATCAATATCACTAGTTAACTGACTTGTTACAGCAACTAATCTTACTAATAGTGGGTTTGGATTAGATAGTTCAAATAAACGCATTATCTCTTTGCGCGGCCAGCACCAGCTACAGGAACTTCTTCTTCTGGTTCTTCAACAGAAATGTCATCATCAACACTGAAATCATCTTCACCGTCACCGGCTAGATCACCAGACATGTCCATATCTAAATCGGCAGATACATCACCGTCATCACCAAATGCATCATCTGCTGTATTGCCACCCATCATGTCACCACCCTGACCAGTAATACCGTTCAATGCAGATTGCAATGTTCCCTTACTTTGTGTCAATGCGGCTTGTAATGAAGTTAATGCTTCAGTAACTTGTTGATTGAAAGATTCACTTTCGTTAACACCAATCTCGCTTTGTACACCAGATGTCAATGCTGGTAATTCTTTTACTAGCATATCAGATACTTCTTCAACCATCTTCTGTACTTGGTCTACCATGTCTTGGGCTGCAAGAACAACCTGTGACTTCTCAACTTCTTCGTTCTCAATAACGATACGTGTTTTAGGTAGTGACTGTAAGTAGCTAAAATGGTCAGCTAATGCTTGTTCCATAAACACTAGTTTCATGTATGATGGACTAGTCTGGCTTTGATAAAATTCAGCAGATGATTTAGTTTCATTAATCAATCCACGAACTTTACTAAGCATAGACTTAGTTTCCGTAACGGTCATTCTCTTTGTATTGAACGGAAGAGAATAGTGTTCATTCAACGCTTTAGCGGCAGTTGATATTTTTTTGTTGTCAAATTCAGTTAGTTTCATAGTTATATTCCAAGACTAATATAAAGTATTTATCTTTTTTGTATTATTGTTAAGGTTTTGTGTTAAATCTATTATTTTGCCATCTCTTAGAATCATTAATATACATGTTTAATTCTTGTGTAATCTGTCGTTTTTTCAGTTTATCTTCACTTAATTTGGCTAGAACGATCAACCGATCCTCACTATTTTTAGAATTTTTGAAGATTTTACTATGTATGGATATATCCACATCCAATCCTGCTAATAAATTATCCAATTTTAATATTCTATTTGCTTGAGATATCATGTTTCTTTTGTCAAATGTACACCAGGCCACAGCATGTTTAAGTATGTTAAAATTATGAGTAGTGAATGTTGTATGTAATTTTACAACATATTCATTATCTTTATTTTTATCAATATGATATGTGTTGAATAACTCATAGCTATTGTCGGGATTTTGAAAAATGATAACATCTTCTAAATTTCCTACAAAATCAGTTTTCATCAGTTTTTCTAACTGCTTTTCTGGATTGGTTCGTTTAACCATATTTTACTACCTTAAAATATATATTCTTAAGTTCATCACTTGTATCTAAAAATGCAGGAAGTTTATCCCAAACCGTATCAGTTTTAATCATAGGAACTGTATCACAATCACTATATAATGATCCTAATTCATTAGTCCCATCATGAAACACACTAGCATGTTGTATTTCAAAGTCAAATGACCAGCAACTGTATAATTCATCTTCTACTTGTTCAAATAGAAAGCCAAAGTCTGTAAAATCATCAAAACGTATTTGTGTTTTTTCAGGCATTCTAACTATTTCAGGTTGACTGCGTAATGATATAGCTTGTAATACAGTATCAAAATTACATTGTGTATTTCTTTTATATAGCCATGCAGTGATTTCTTCATCAACTACAGGACGGTTTCTATTCACTACGCCAGTCGGTGTGATATCAAATAGTGTATAGCAAGTAATAATGTAACTCATATACACTATTTAACATCCGTAAAAAAACCCGAGAAATTCTCGGGTCCTTTATAAACTAATTAGATTAGTTTGTGAATGTAGCTGTAGCTGATGAAACAACAACGTTAGCAACACTAGCTGCCGTGAAAGCGGCTTGAATCTGTGTATCTAATGCTGTAGTTGTCCATGCGCCTGTTGGATAAGCCGCAAAAGCAAATGTATCTGTAGATGCATCTGTGTACTCATAGATATAGATTGTAGCTAATTGCTGAATTGTTTGAACCATCAAGTTAACTTGTGTAGTACTGAAACCTGTACCTGAAGCTGCGGTTACTGTGAAGTAATCTAACTTAGGACCTTGTGGTTGTACTGTTGCGCCTGATGTTACTGCGTTAACTGCACCAACTGTGTAAGCTGGAGCGTCAAAGTTCATTACTGGTTGATAGTCACCATGTGTTCTTGTAAATTGTGCCATTTTAAAATTCCTTTAAGTTTTGTGAGCATATAGCTCTACTATTATTTATGCCTGGCACAAAAAAATCCAGGATTTGGGCTTATCTTCCAGCTAAATTCTGACGGCTGAAACCCATTCTATCCACAAATTTTAAGCCATTTGCCACAAAACCTTCATGTGTCTCGGTTCCATCTTGTAAATATCCTTTAACAGGACTAACTTCTGCGGCTTTATTAAGCTGACTAACCAATGACATTTTTAGTTTATAAATCTCACTCCAGATAGTAAACGCACCAACTAGTCCAGCTTCATTGGCTTGCAAATGTTCAATTATCTTTGCTTTCATTCTATCAGTCATTGGCCTATTCTGTACAAAATCCATAAAGCCAGCCAGTAAATTGTTCAAATCCCCTGCAACAATCTTCTTGTTAATATATACAGTAAACAATTGATTAAACGTATTACGTGCTTGAGGTGCACTATTCATCAATTGGTCTACTGCAGGACCATATTTCTTTATAGCATTCTGTGCATTTTTTACTAATGTATTATCTACTGCAAGCTTAGGAGCTGTTGGCATAGCACTAGGAACTATGGCTACATCACTATTATTCTTTAATTGTCCTATATTTCCATTCAATGTAGTTGCTTCATCCGTAGTCATTGCATTAGGATCAATATACTGATGTACTGCAATACCAGCACGTTTTCCACCTATCAGTTGTCCTATTGGACTATTGCTATCTACTTTATAAGTAATGCCATTAGGATTAGCTTTAAAAACATAACTACCATTTTGGTCTTTTAAGGGTTGATGGAACAACAAATCACCCCAATAATAGCCTTTAGCACCTTTACTAGCTTTTTCTAAACCAGGCCATATCTCATTAATAATAGGCCATAAACTATCACGTTCTACACCACGTGCTTGGTCATATTGTACAAATTGTTCTGGACTGAATACTTGACGTCCTGTACCATCTTTCTTATTGAACATATGCTTGTCCATAATACTAAACTTACCTGAACTATTACGACCAAATATCAATGCAGGATATCCATCCCATTTAATTGTAACAGTTGCTGGATTTTTAGCTGTAGCAACGATAGATTGTACGGCACGATTAGCACCCTCACTTCCACCTAAAAAGATTAAATCTTCTGGATGGTCTAAATGACCCTTATCTTCATTTATAGATAAACTGTCAATTTTAGATTTTAATAAGGCTAATGCTTCCGATAAATTCATAACTGTTCTTTGTCGCTGTTCTTCTTTATAGATTTAGAAAACTTACCCTGATCACGTGATTTAATTGCACCAAGCAATTTTCTCTCTAATATCTCTGCTTGCTCTTTAGGATAATTCCTATTAATCATCTCTAGCAAATTTATAGCACTGGTAATAATGTTGTGGGCTCTACTCTCAATAACATGACTTGTATCACGATTATTGCCGATAGCTTCCAATTCCTGCAGAAGGCTGCGAGTTTGTTTTTGCATAATGATTTCCTAATAGTATTTATCTAAATTACGGTTTTATTTCTTTAAACTATTAAGTAAACTTTTGAGTTTTGAACCCTGAACATCTACTACAACCTTCTTGTTTTCAGGTTCTAATATCTCTCCTGTAGTTTGGTCAATGATTGGTTCTGTAGATTGTAATACTGATTGTGGTTTTAACTTACTCATAATATCAGTAGCACTAGGTTGTGGTCTATAACTATCTTCACCGTCACCACCAGAATCACTAATACGCATAGTTTCTACATTATAATCTAAATCAATCTTCTGTCCTACACCAGTACTACTACGACTTTTCATACATTGAATCTGATACTTCCCACGTTCACGCATACTACGACTTGTAAAGATACCAAATACATTATCAGCAGTATTAATCTTACTAATACCACCTGCAATATGACTGTGGTCAAACTCAATTTCATCAACCGCTGTACGATTCAACTGACTTGCTGTTACCATTAATATACCCATCTCTTTTGCAAGATTACGCAATTCTTCAGCAACATACTTGTCTTTAATAAATTGATCGTTAGGATTAACTTTAACACTAACTGGCATAACTAGATCCAAATAGTCAATCATCACAAAGTCAATACGTATCCCTGTTTGTATCTGTACCTCTTTCAAATATGCACGAATGTCATTTACATTGCTTTGTGCGGGTAATGCTTTAACACGATATTGTCCTGACTTCTTACCAACCATCTTAACCTTAAGCTCAGTTGAACCAATATCTCTACGAATGTCTTTTGTACCCATATTAGTTAACATAGCATCTGTACGCAAACTGGTCAATTCTTCACTCAATTCAAGTGTAACATATACACCACTCATCCCAGTTTGCAACCAATTCAATGCAATGTTCATCATAACTAAACTCTTACCTGAACCACTACCACCTGCAAAGATATTCAATTCACCCCGACTAAAGCCACCATATAATATCTTGTCAAGCTGGGGCCAACCTGTACTTACTTGTCCACCACTATTGAAGTATTTGTTAATACGACCAGCTGGATCTAAGAAATAGTCTGTACCCATGTCTTTCTGTAAACTGATTTGTACAGCATCCTTGATTAGTTTCTCAACAGGTTCAAACTCACCCTTTTCTAGTAAGTCGGCTGATTTAAGAATAGCGCGTTCTAGTTCCTGTCGCCTAGTAAAACTTTCAAATTCCTCAAAGAACCAATCATAATGTCCTTGTACTAGTTCAGGTATCACTTCAATATCTTGTCCAGTAATTGCTTTAATTTGTGTGCTATCCGGCAGTACACTATACTTTGTTGTATGCTCTTTAAACAATTCTGCAACTGGTCTTAAACTCTTATCAAAGTTTTCACTGTTCATAATGTTCATAACTCTAGTATAAAGTTCTGCGTTGGTAATCATCATTTGCAGAAACAACTTCTGCATTTCAACGGTATATTCTTTATTATTAGATTGTTTTCTCAATTTTCTTCCTCTGCATTTCTATTTTAATTTTACTCATTGTAGCATTTTGCAAGATACTTAATAGTGTAGGTAACTTACCATATCTCACAACAGCATCGTTAACGTCCTTAATACCCGGTTCCCAATTAGGTAAACTAACACTATAGCCCAACTCTAAAGCTCTATCACATAACTTTAACCCAGTTTTATCTCTATCTGGTACAACAATAATTTGTTTATTTAATGATGCAATTAATTGTGCTTGTTCATTGCTTATGTCATCATGCATAATTGCTATACCATCAATGCTTAATGCATCAAAGATACCTTCAGTTAATATACATACCTGCCATTCAGGTTTCTGTATATCAATATTGAACACGTATCCAGGCTGTTGTTCATTAATATATTTAGGTATTTTGTTATCTAAGAATCTACTGGTGTGACCAACGATTTTATTCTTATATGTATAGGGGATGATTATTCTATTTGCATAACGACCGGGTAGATTAGGTGTTATCAAGAACGGATACTCATTATAATTTATCCCCCTCGCTTGCACATAATCAATGTACACTTTGTGTGTTGGGTTATTTCCATCAAGCATTATACCTTCTGGTAATTCATGATCTTTGAATTTAATTTTTATTTTAGTTTTCTTTTGAATTACAATATCTAATAAGTCTTTTTGTTGTAGGCTTTCTAAACTCCACTTGCCTATTTGTGTATCATCAATACCACACCATAACAATAATTGTTTAGTTTTATAGCTGATACTACGTCCTAATACAAAGTTACATTTATACCCACAGTTGAAACAATGCATTGACCAATTAGTTTGTCCATCAAACTTAATACCACCACGCATTCTACGATCGGGTTTATGACCTAAATGGCTACAACATATGGCATTAAAACTATGCCATCCGCTAGTTGTTGTTTTCTTTTTGCCGGGAATTATAGATAAAATATCAAACATTAGTAGTAGTAGTATAACATACTATAACAATGATATCAACAACTATGGTTGTTTATCTTACCAATATGTTTGTTACAGCACCGGCATTACTTTCAAATTGCATCCTAATATATGGATGAAATCCTTTTACCACATATCCTTTTGTGTCGGTTACTTCGTCATATGTGTCAGCAAATATAGGATACCAATCTCCATCTACAATTGTAGAACCTTCAATAGCTATATTACCATAATAATCACTATATTGTGCTTGTAAGGTTAGTATACTACTATCATTTGTACTAATTACACTTGTGTAATATATTAAATTGCTATCACTATTTCCATTACTATTACTATTAGGAAAACGTTGTCCAGTAGGAATGGTTACTGGCATTGAAGGGACAAAGCTTGGAAGGATACTATTAACAATATTAATATCACCGCGTGCACCTGCATTTTGGTCTACAAATACAGGGAAATCAAACTCATTGACTGGAATTTCTAATGAATAGTAACATTTCTGTGCATCAAATCCGTCTATATCAGCTGGTCCAAGAATTAATGCTGCAATGCCAGTAACTGGTAATTGTAATGTTAATACTTTTTGTAATAACACTTCGTTTCCTGTATAATTAATAATCCTACATACAATGGATTTGCCTGTAATATTTACTGGCTTTTGTTCCTGGTTTAAAAACTGGAACTGGATCATGTTATCTACACCCTTGTGTAGTGTCAATGGCTTGGCATACTGAGGCATATAACTCCTTGGCGAATATCCTGATAATAATACAACAATCTGACGTTGTGTATAAACAAAAACTTGGGTTGAGTACACAAATGTAGTCTCCTATTGTATATTTAGTCATGGATAATATTAATTTATTAATGGGTTTATTTGCCCGATAAATATATCCGAGACTATATTTTTAATGATACAAAACGAGTTTTTTAAACGCCTAAGCGAAAATCACCCTTTCATAACCATTTGTTCCTATGCAAATCAAGATTATGTGGGTATTGTCCAAAACCGTGACGATATAGTCACCACTATATATGACTATGGATCTATTATAGATAATACTATTAAAGAGAAATTCTTAGAACTAGGAGACGTTTGGTGGTGGGAAAGTAATAGATTAATACCCATAAATCTATTCTTAAAAGACGAATGGAGTATCTTTAAACCTTATCTTAGAACATTCAATAACAAAAGTCTCACAATACTACATGGTCCTGTTTGTAGTATCATTGAATTAAACAAACGTAGAAGCAAACGCCGTAGCATTACACTGGTTAAACGCTTACCCTAATAGATTCATATGAACTGCAACAAGCCATGAATAACTTATGGCATGCGACTTCTTAAAAGTATATCCGTCAGTTCCCTTATCCCATACTGTTTTAGCAATATCAGTCCATCGTTCCCCAATCAGATGCTTTTTACCGGGGCGAATAACAGCTAGAAACATAGCTAACCTTGGGATACTATTTACTGGTTCTGGCATCTTTTGTAGATTATAATACTGATTGTTCAAATGTATTAGTTTCTCTACAAAAACTGGATCTTTCAACTTACCCCAATCAGGTTCACGCATTAATTCTAGTAAATGTTGTTCATCACGGACTTGATTATAAACGTGAACATTCAATAAATCTAGTTTAAAATACCCACGCTTTTCTGCGTCAGTATAATCAATACTTGCTATGTTATTCACCGGATCATATGGTATATCAGTAATATAAACACCAGTAGCATGATTACGTATAGGTTTAACATTACGCATAGCCGCTCTGGTATGCGGTATTACTCTTAACAAAGTATCTCTGTCACCGAAATCTATATCAATGTCACTATCAATTCTCATTTTGCTGGTGCTACCAATTCTGCTTTAATAAGTTTAGTATATGCTTTTTGCACAACAATTGCTTGTCTTTCGGCATCTTCAACTGCTTTATGACTTGTACTATGCCCACCATCTTTAAGTTTTACGCCTGTAATGTCGTAAATAGTTCTTGTATCTCTAATTGTCCAAAAAGGCCAGGGTATTGGATTAGGCTTATCACTTGTTTGTCTGAATGCATTTTCCATCACAACCACATCAAAGCTTGCACCATTACTCCACACAGCATCACGGTTCCAACAAAACTTATAAAGTATCTCCATGCAGTCTTTTAATGGCATGCGTCCATTGTCTCCCAATGCTTCTTCAAGTGCTTCAGGGCTCTGCTCACTCCACCAACGTAATGTATCTTCATTGATACTTCTATTGTAAATCTCTGTTTGATCCTCAACTGTAGGACGTAGTTCCAATCGTTCAACTACACCACTACCTTTAGGATCAAAACGTACTGCACCAATGGTTAGTATAACACAATTGGGTGTTGTGTCCAAACTTTCAATATCTATCATAATGTGGTTTGCCATATTATCCCTGTAATGTTTTCCAAATATATTTCTTTTCTAAGTAATCTTGAAATCTTGTTGCTTCATCTAAACTATTAAATGCTACACCTTTAATATCATACATATCTTCTAGGTATCTAGCATATTCTCCGTATGTATCCTGTGACCAAGTATTTGATTTTATCCACATAACATCTACTTCACCACCGCTTAGTATTCCGGCTAATATTGCGATACCAACTTCACTACTACCGATATCGTCAAATAACACATCTAATAGTTTTTTCTTTGTATCAAATCTTTTAATGTTTTCCCATTTAGGCCATGATACTAGAAATTTATCGTTTTGTAAAGAGGTTATGGGAAATAAGTTGCTCATTGGAATTTCAGTAAAAATATTAAGTATTTCTTTTCATTAACTATCTCATAACCATCAGTGATGTTACCATTAACTATGTTCATCTTTATGCCATATTGTCCTACAAGATAATCTTCAAAGTCATATGCATCAAACTCACTGTTCTGTTGCATATATTCTTTGCGAACTTTCTTCAATGCTTCCCAATAGTTCCAACGATTCTTTCGTCTTTCTATTTCTGGATCATCGTCATCATAGTCTTGTATATGGGGTATTGACGCCATCAACTCCACCTCAATATAAACAATAGTCTATCATGTTCGTTCTTAAAAAGATATGTGTCACGGTATTTAACATCAGAAAATATTCCGACAGCTGGATCCATACCCAATTTATACCAAGATTCATTCCATGGACCTATATTATCATTACACCATTGTTGAACTTCAGTCCAATTATGTGAGGTGTATGCCGGTAAGTTTAATTCTGTATTGAATACAGGATAGGTCATGACCACCTCAATGTAAACATGATATAATCACGTTCATATCTAAATTTAAAACTTGCTATACTGGTATCAGTCACACACCATCTGCAATGTCTTGTGTATTTACCTACGTGCTGTTCTACCCAATCTAGTATTTCAACGTATTTGTCAATGTGTTCCGCTCTGACTGAACATTCATGCCAGCCCGGCTTAGTGTTCTCCCAACCAACATTATTGTCGTAATGTTGAAATATTACTGCCATCGTAGACTGAACCACTCTAAATCTTTTTTATCTTTAAACCAATACCTGGCATTATTTATATACCAACGTTCATACGGAGTCCATGCTCCGGGTCTATCTTCCGTACCACTAGGACCAAATGTATCTACACACCATTTTGAAATATCATCCCAGAGTATTACTTCGTTTGAACCACGTGAGAGTGAAACACAATAATAGTGTTCACCGTACACTGTACCATCTTCAATTTTAAGTATCATTGCCATCTCAACGCAAAGAAAAAAGCATCTTTTTCATTTCTAAAGTGCCAACGATAACTTTTAGGATCATCTCTTCCTGCCCAAAAACATGTCCAATTACCTGTCTTTCTACCCACAGCAAACCATCGTTCTCCTATGTTATCCCTACACCATTCTTCTGCATCATGGTCAAGTTTCTTAGTAATTATAGTATAAGGTAAATCGCTCATCCATACCTCAACATGAAATAACTAGCATTACTATCATTGTAAAATGTAAATACTGCATGTCGTCTTACTACGGGATCGTAGCTGAAATTGTCATGTTCAGTTCTAAAATAAGCATAATCAAAATCAACACCTTGGATCCAACCACTAGTACGTAACTCATTACCTATTTCCATAGTTCTTTTAGCATCAATGTACAGTGTTACTTGTTTCATCCCCAAGTCAACTCAAATAAGATAGCATCACGTTCATTTATAAAATAAAAATCCATGTATTCTTCTGTTGCATGTGTCTCAAATTTATCACCCGGTAAGCCAAACTTTTCTATGGCCCAAACACAAATTTCATTCCAATTATTATATTGGAAATCTATTTGCCATCCTATACGAACTTTAGTACCCGCCGGCATTCAATAATTCCTTAACTTGTTTCACACTATCACTATCACGATTAAACTTCAATGCCCATTGCTCTGGATTAATATAATCCATAATCATTCGTTGCTGGTCATCACGTAATGTACTTAAGAACTCTACACCACTAGTACTCTGATACAATAACCATGGACTGATTCTTCCTCTGGCAATCTCATAACATATGTTGTTTACATTACCATAACGTAAGTAATCTCTACTTTGAATATGTTCAGCTTCTGCTTTTTCTATGGTAGTTTCTATACTACGATGTATTGCATCTAATGGATCTTCAGTACGCAAATATTCACATAAGAACCTTGTATAGTTACTATCTTGTCGCCAATTATCAATACGTATACTATTCTTTAATAACCAATCACTAAATCTACTTACGTTGATACACTTGATATCTACACAATAGTTACCAAACTTAATGAAGGCAAGATAATAGGGATTCTTGATAAATTCTTCATATGTGCGATTCTTTGTACCTGCAGTATTCTTCTTATAGAACTGTAACCAAGCTTGGAAACCCACACGATTACCCTGACGGTCACGCTCTAACCATCTACGTTTGGGTTCACATATATGTTTAAGTATTGTACTTTCACGTTGGAACACTGCTTTACAAAACTCGCAACACTGTTTGTTATCAATTTCCTCGGTCTTTTTCATATTGCTTGATATCTTCTTCAGTTACTAATTGACTGAGAATTTCAATGTCTGATTGTTTACAATTGGGATATAGTTCTGCCAAATAACATTTGCGTTTGTGTTCTTGTACAAAAGCCTTTGCTATCTCATCAATATCATCACTATCTACCTTAGGATAAATCTTAGTATAATATTCTTTTATTTCTTTTGTTTTAGCAGGTTCTTTTAATGATGTTATTTTGCTACCTAAATGCGGGATCCATTGATGAAATTGTTTGCCTAGTCCCGGACTACTTGCACATAACATATACCATTGCAATTTGGGATGTTTCTGTACATATTCATTAAACAAATGTTTATTGGCATGATAGTCTACACTACGCAAATAATAATCTTGAACAGCTCCATCGCCCTTAATAGCACTCATCCAATGTGTCATCATGTAGGGTACAAACTTCTTTTGTTGTTCTTCACTTAACCTATCATAATAACCATAGTCTTTCTTGTCCATAGCAGTAAGTGCATCAAACAAGTCAAAGTCTTGCGCTACAAATTTCTCATCAATTGGAGTAGTCTTTTTAGTTGCCATTAGAAAGCCTGACTATAGTCCACAATCTCACAATTACGACTAATCTCTTTTACAAAATATACACATCGGGGCTTAGGCCCGTCATCAATCGGTACACATAAGAATTGTCCGTTTTTCAATCGTGGTGCATACCATGTTACATCATGGTAAATATCTACAATCTCAATGGGTACAAAGCTAGGACTAAATGCAGTTAGTGGATTAAACTCAAAAGCATTAAATCCTCTATCATTGATACTTGTTAATGGTAATGTTTCTAAATCACCATGTTCTTGCTCACCAATTAATATTTGCCAATCTACTGGCATTTTGATTGTTTGATTACCAATCTTTAATACAAGTGCCGGACTGTTAAATGATTCCAAAAAGATTAATGGGATATAATGATAATCTACATTTTGTGGATTACTGTTATCTAAGATAGCAAAACGAAGGTCATCTATTTCTTCCGGAAGTGTTTCAAGATTATAATAGGAATTTTCTAATGTAAGTATACGCATGATATTATTATAACACTTTCTTATCTATAAGTCAACTTTTCTACGTCAAAAGGGTAATTAGCCTCTTTATAAAAAGCTTTACGTTGGGTTAAATGACGTTTGGCAAACTTACAACTACTAGTTATGTCGTATATTTGGACATGATCTTTATCCTCAGCTTTTCGGATGCCCCTACCAATAGACTGGATAACTCGCACAAACGATTTACCAGGCTCAATGAGCACCAAATTAAAAATTCTAGGGATATTAATGCCAACTGCAGCCACACCATATGTAGCCACGATAATCTTGTTAGTGCTTGTAGCAACTTCATCATATTCTTCTTTCCTTTCATTCATATTAGTAGCACCGCTAACAAATACACTACCGGGTAATCTGTTAACAATCTCTTTACCTGCATTGACCCTATCAACTAATATCAATGTGTTACCTGTATCATTAATACCACTGATTAAACTGGCAATCTTATCCAATCGTTCACTATCTTCTAGTAAATGTTTTAGTTCGCTTTGGTAGTTAGTAAATTCTTTACCATCTTGTAACTGTATAATGTTAACATGACAACGTGCTAATACACCCTGATCCTGCAATTCACTTGCACTTAGTTTACCAATAACATTACCCAAACTTACAAAGATACTTTGTGATTCAAACTTAGCTTTAGGGATAGTTCCTGTCAATCCCCAACGAATGGGCACTTTACTGAATACACTAGTAAGTAGTGTTTTTAGTGCATCGGCTTTTGCCATATGTACTTCATCAACCATTACACAAACTACACCCTCAATGAAGTCACCAATCTCTACTTCTGCTTCACCTGACTTAGTTTTCTTAAGCATATTGTTAAGACTTTGCCAAGTACAGATGGTATGTGTTTTATTGTATTCTTTACGATCACCAAAGTATACACCAACATCTAATCCAAGATTAATGTAATCTGCTTCTGTTTGTGTTACCAGACTTTTGTTTGGGACAATAACAATACTACGTCCATACTTCTCAACACTATGGCTAAGTGCGGCAGTCATTAGTGTTTTACCTGCACCAGTAGCGATTTCTTGTAATGCTTGTGGGTTTTCTAAGAAGTTGTTTACGATTTCAATTTGATAATCACGTAATTCTACTGGGGTACCTTCTTTAGGATGACCTTTAGGCCAGTTCTTATGTATAAATGTATTCTCGGACACTTTGTCAAAAGTAAAGGTTGTAGTGTAATCACGTAAATCATCTAGTTCAATATCATATCCTGCATTATCTAGGTAAGGAAGTATTTCAGGAAGTAGATTGATGTACGTACTACCGGCTAGACTGAAGTAACTAACCTTACCATTCCATCTACCTAAACGTACTGCAGGTAGATAACGTGCACCGGGTATTTCGTACTCAAACATTTTCATTAGAGCTTTACGTTCTGATAGTTCAAGTCCCTCAATTTTTACATTTACTTCGTCTTTGACGATTATTTTACATTGTTTCATTCTTTTCCAAGTTAACTGGTTGACTATTTACAATAGTGATTACTTTTGCCATATGTACAGATTCTGTGAAATCTGACATTAATCTGAATTTGACTATTACAGGGAACTTATATTGTTTTACATGTTCCGATCCTATAACCTTTAGTGTATCATTATACTTTATTCCTGCACGTTCCAGTGCCTGTTTAAATTCAATTTTAAACTTAACTGAAGTTGATAGACCCACACCTGATACTGAAACATAATCACATTTGATATTCTTTAACCATGGCACAATATCACATATCTTTGACAATTCTATTTTGGGATTATATGATCCTGCAAATCTTTCTTCATCAGTTAGAAAAATATCCTCATCAATATCTATTCCATATCTTACTAATTCAGCCATTGTAGTCAATTCTGTGTTTAGTTCAATATGACTAATAGCTTCATTTAGTGCATTGTTAGTGCAAGCAATAATGTAATTACCATTACTATTAACTAGTGTTGGTTTCCAATATTTTACATCTTTATAGTAATCTAATTGATCCAATAGTTTTTTAACATTGTCGCTATATCTAACTTCGTTAAAGAACTTTTTTACCATGTGTATTGACAGTTTTAATGAATGTGTACTTAAATCAGCAATATAGTATTTATTGACATGGTCCCAAACAAAACTAGATTGACTGAGTGACCTAAATGCTCCAATAAACAATTTATTGTATGGAGTTTTCAATATGATGTTATCTTCCAATATACCTATATGAGCAGAGGTATATTCATCAGTAGTTTCTACTATTATTGTTTTCCATGGCAGTTTTAATAATTCACTAGTGAACAATTGATTTTTTACAAATTGACGTTCATATTTTTCTATAAGTTTATCAACTAGTTCAGCCTGATTGCTAGTAATAACTTTTTTAACTATACTAATTTTTTCAAGGTTTTGAAGGAAACGAATATCATACCTACTTAATCGTAGGTTATTAATCATGTAATAGACTAGATGTTCTTTGTAATTCAATTCAACCATTAGTAATTATACAATATATTTTGTTGATAGACAATGATTAAAGGAAAAAGGGGAGACCATAGTCTCCCAAAAGTACTGAAGAAAAATTAACGAAACGGACTTATTGACATTGCCGTTACGCACACTGCAGGAGTTAACCTTTCATGCAAGTTGTCTTAGCAAGATTCTGCCAGTTGTTGGGACTGATCTTAACTAAGTCTGCAATCTTCAAACACATACGCAAGGACACTTCACGCAATTTAGTATGATTGTCCCACATAAAGCTAATCACAGTTTGTGATTGTTCTTCAGTAAAATCATAGTCTTTGAACAAGCCACCATCACTATCACGATGTACCTGTTTAATACGCAACATCTTGTCACGATCACCATCAATAGTCAGGTCCAGAAAGTGACAACGACTCTGCAAAGCTTCTAAGTGATCCTGCAATTTCTTAGACTTCAAGTTGCCGAATTTCAAGTTAGTGATAAAGATAGCACTGCCATTGAAGTTGAAAGTATTAGGGATACCTTCTTCACGCAACAAACGACTGTCACTATTCCAGCAAATTCTACGTGTCTTGCCTGAATCAAGGGCCGCTTTAAGAATGTTCAAACTCAAGTCATCAGTAAAAACGCTGTCACAGTCATCAAAAATCAATACGTTTTTAGTGTCAGAATATTTGTACAGTTGAGTATACAAACCCAATGCTGTCATTGCACCTTTGACGATTTGAAAACGTACACGTTTGCCTGCAAGTTTGTCAAACATACTTGCACGTTCCATTTGTGTCTCAACACCATGACTCTTACCTACACCGGGCGGGCCTGAAACAATCATAGCACGAATGTCACCATTGATACAAGCACGTGACATTTCATCAAGGACCTCAAAACGTGATGCAATACGGTCCATTGCTTCTTGTTCAGTTTCTTTAACAGTTTCTTTCTTAAATTCTACTACACTATTAGACATTACCTTCTCTCCATTCAAAAATTCAATATTATCAATTGTTTCCACTAAGATTTTAATCTCATCACTACGACCCGGAAACTGACCTTCATTTTTAACAGTCACATAACTACCTTTTTTGCTTGTTTGAAAGCCTTTGACTAGTGTGAACACTTCACCTGTAACTGCTTCATTGCGATAAGAACCTGACAATATGCGAATAGTAGACATAATCTCTCCTGTGTGTTAATCAATACAAGTATTATAGCACGAATGCCATTTATTGTCAAATTTCAACGATGTGCAAATTCAAAAATTACACTAGCTTTGCCGTGCTTAACACGTATGCCAGTTTTTCCTGCATGAATTAATAATTGTTCTACTTCATTAGAAATTTTATCAGCAATTTGCGGGGCCTCAACTTTAACAGTCATAAATTTTTCACGAAAATTCAAAAACACACGACTACGAAAGTATGCAATTTCGGCTGCTTTTTTCAATAACTCGCCTGACAAAATTTGATCTTTAGTATACAAATGTTTGTGTTCACGATTGTACTGTTCACAATCTTGTCTAGCGTACCAAGCAGTTGTTCTAGTACGTGAATCTTCATCAACATCATAGTAAGACATATAAGCTCCTTTAATCAATCAATACAAGTATTATAGCACGAATGCCATTTATTGTCAAATTACGCTACCTTGCGAAAATACTGATAGGGCAAGCCTAGTGTATAAGCCAAATAGTCATCATCACCTTGAGTGTCCTCAGCTTCATGGATCCAACGCATAGCCATTTCATAGTCTTTGGCACCGACACTAATCAATTCTGCTACACGGCGTTCAAACAATTCAGTAGCCTTAACTTCGGCACTTTTACGTTCAATTTCTTTACGGTCAATGATTTCACTCAACTCCTTGAACTCAGCTAGGAAGTCTGCTTCAGTCCAAGCAGAGGTATCAATACCACGTGGACGAATACCAAACGCATCCTTATACATATCCCAATAGATACTGGAATACTGCTCTAAAGTTGTCAACTCTTCCCAAGATTTATATTCTGTAGTCATTTCGTAGTCCTCTACATCAGTTTCAATACAAGTATTGTAGCACAGGGCCCATTTATTGTCAAATTTTGGCAATTAAATTAGCATGAATTTCGTTCATTTCCATCTGTTCTACATAGAAATCGGTACGTGGATCATAGTACTGGCCTTCACTGTTGTCATAATACAACACTCTTCCGCTGAAATTGAATGGACCTTCTAAGCCCTTACGTGGACCGTATTTTGTACGCATTTCGTCCATTTGATACTTGTCAGCAACAACACTATAACCCATAAACAACTCCTGCTTTGTGACTGTCTAAGCCTCTATTATATAGGAATATCCATTTATTGTCAAATTCTATACACTATGGTATCATCACTACTTTTAGCGTTTTTTACTGTATTTTGATTACTTTGTCGTTTGCTACTTTGAACTGATAATATATCAATTTTGCTATAACCAAATTCGTTATGATATTTTAATACATCATCTGCCATATCTCTATTACGAACCTTGCCTACATTCCAACAACTTACGCCATTGGGGTTCAAATGTTCTATACCTAATTTAATAATCTCACGCAAAAACCCATCAGCCCAATCCTGATATGTAGGTGTCTTTGTTATTGATTGTGTAGGTTCATGTGTATAAACTTCTAAATCAAAGTAAGGTGGACTAGTCAATACTAAATCAACTTTAGGTAAATTATATTGTTTCATGTTCAATGCATCATCACATATCAATGTAACTTTGTTTTGTATACCTAAGAAATTTACAATCTTCATCAAATTATCATATGTTTGTGTGTTAGGTTCAAAGGCAATATAATGTGCTCCATAGCTTACTGCACCTAACATGCGGCCGCCCCAACCTGCACATGGATCTAATACTATTTCTGGCTTATATTTAATACAAGCTAATTTCATCATTTGCGGACGATACATTGTATTTTTAGTCAATCCACAACAGAAATATATACCACGTTTTAATTCACTAAGGTAAGGTGTACTATGACTACTACGATTCCATCTAAGAACTTTTTCTAAGTTAGAACTAGTCCACAAACTTCTATAACTAGTACCACTACTACTTTCAATATCATAGAAATTGTGGCAATAGTGTTCACTTAGTTTCATTCCTAAACGTGATGTACTACTGATTGTTGTATCAGTAGTAGTCCATTTACATAGTTGTTGCCAGTCTTTTTTTAGTACATCATCTGTGTATTGTGGTAAGAAGTTATATTGTTCTAGTTCTTTAGCCAGACTGGGTACGGCAGCGTTAAAGTCTATGTCTGATAGATTACGTGTTGAGTAACGTACATTTAGTATGTCGGCTAGTTTTACCATTGTCCTAAGCTCTTAACCCAAGACAAATTAATAAAGTTTTGCCAGGATGTTGGATTAGTGATAAACATCCAATCATCATTGTTACCATTTTTACCGCCTTGCTGTCTACTAAATATGGGATTTTCAGAAGCAATATTTGTTATTAAATCTTGTTTATCAAACCATACAGCATATATATTTGGGCCCGGATCAACTGAAATGATGATTGCACGTTCCCAATCTTTTTGTATTCCAAAATGATTAAAAGAAAATACTCCGGGCAGGACAGTTCCCTTGTTTTTGGGATTTCTATGTGCAACGCCAAATTTAATTTCTACTTTAAATTCTTTTGTAACTTTTTTAATTGTATTAGTAAGTTCAACTACATTAGATGTTATGATCCTATCATGACCTTTATTTATTGGTTTGAATACAGAATGTCCATATAGTGACATTAATGCCTCAACTAACATTTCACCAAATTTGCCTTTAACTTTATTATTTTTATCAACATAGCCCTGGAGGAAAGTGCCATGCCATGGGTCAGGATCCGGCAATAAAAAATCAGTGAGTTTTTTATTACTGAATATCATACTAGCAATATTATTACCTAAAATCATACAACATTCCAATTCAAAAGTTGATAGTATTGTAACTCATCATGTTTAGTCAATTCTAATATCCTCCATACCAGCTGTACGTAATCTTACAATATGACCCATCTGCCATTGTTTAGCTTCAAGGCCCTTCATTATACCTAACCAACGATTTCGTAGTAATGCTACTTCATTGATAAGTGTTTCAAAGTCAACTACTTCATCTTCACCATCAACATACTTTTCAGCATCACGACTTGTCAATGCTCTATTATACGCTTCTAAGTATTTTTGAAAATGCTTTCGGCGAATTTTCCGTAATTGAATGTTGAGATAGTTCAATACTGCTTCTATCTCTTGTAGTTGATTAAATCTATGTTCTGTAATTCCGGGTAATGCGGCAATGTTCTTTTCAACATTACCGTATACCTTTACATCACTTTTTGCTGAAATTATTTCGTTATCATAATATGAAATAAAATCGGGTATCACACCTAAATTAGTTGTGATCCTTGTATACCAATTTGACATTTAGTTCCAATCGTCTTGGTCTTCGTCTTCTTCATATTCTTCGTAGTCATCTTCAATATCATGCTGTTCAGCGTAACCTTTCAATGCAGTAAGCACTTCCTTGTCACTTCTGAACGCATCTTTGATATCGTCAGCTTCGTAATTGTTGTCAATCAATAGATTGATTAATGTATCTGCGGCATCATTACGGTCATTGAAATCAATGTGTGTACGTAATGCATCCCAAACTTCAGCAACAAAATCTAAACTCATACTGTACTATCCTCCTCAGGTGTTACAGTACTTATCTTTGTTGTTGCTTTTTGACTATATTCACTCATCACTTTATCTAAGCAACCGTCAGTGTTTGCTTCCCATGCCTTACGAAACTTCTTAATGATTTCACCATCAAGTGTTGTATAGACTAAACTGTTGCCTTCTTTTTTAACAAGTTCAGCTTTCTCAATCATGTCAAGCATACCTGAGTAAGGACTCATACCTGTTTCATAAGGAATCTTAACTTGTACACTTTCAAATGGTTTCGCATAACGAGTTTTCATAATCTTACATGCGGCACGAATACCTCGCACATCACTAATCTTATTACCATCTTCATCTTCTTTAAGTTTCAATTTCTTCATAGCAACAACAATACTACTTGCATAAACGAAACCTTGACCGCCACTGATTTTATCATCTGGGTCAAACATATCTTGTGACGCATATGTATGATTAGTAGCAACTAGTCCAATGTTCAATGAACCAAACATATTAACACAGTTACGAACAAGTGCTGTTAGTGCTTTAGGCTTACGACCCATGTCACCTTTCATATCACCTGCTTCAAACTGATTAACGTCAGTTGGTGTCAACAACATACCAAGACTGTCAAGTACAAATAATACTTTAGGTCTATCTGTTTCTGGCAGACCTTTATAGTCTTTAACGAATGTTGAAATAGTCTTACCCACATCATCAATCATAGCCATGTTAAGTTTCAACAATTTACTTTCGTCTGTTGAAACACCTAATGCATGTAGCCATGCTTCGTCAAGTGCGTTTTCTGAATCAATTAATACTACAAAGATTCCTTGTTCTTGTGCGTGTCTAACGAGATTTCCTGAACAGATGAAACTTTTACCTGCTCCTGACTCTCCGGCAAAGACAGTAACTTTACCAAGAGGAACGCCTTTATTAAAATCACCGCTAATGAGATAGTTAAGTGCATAATTTCCTGTACTGATCCAATCGGTAGGATCATTAAATCCTATTGATAGACCTTCAATGCTTTTTGTAATGTCCTTACGGAACTTACTAATGTCGAATGGTTTTGCCATTATATTCCTTATTTGTTTATAGTAGTGTACACACTAAATGTTTGTTTGTCTAGTATATCTGGACATTTTTCTGCAATAGATTCTAGTTCCCAGTCATTTGGGTAATGACGTAATGCTGTTCTTGCTCTATCTCTGATTAAGCTAGGAACACGTGGGGTTTTACCTGGATCGCATAATTCTTCCAATAGTTTTTTACCTTGCTTAATGGCTCGGTATCTTTCGTCTGGTAGTGTCATCTAGTTCTCCTTAGGAAGGGGCCGTAGCCCCATTCTATCAAGACTTATTTTGTCTAGCACGAATCATTGCTAGAATGTCTTGTGCTTTGTCACTTGATGGTTGTGCTGTTGGAACCTTAATAGATTCGGCTGCTGCCATTGCATCTTCTTCCCATGGTGCTGAAGTTTCTGCTACGGGTGCTGTTGCGGGTGCGCTTACCTCATTACGTACTGGCGCTGATTGTTTTTCCGCGGTTGCTCCTGCAGGTGCTTCTAATCCATAAGGACGATAGTAACTACCCCAACGCTCTAAGTCATATGGTTGACCGTCTACACTTGCGTCAAACATTTCTTTAATGACACGCAATTCTGCTTCGCCGGGACGCTTTGGCAAAAACTCTGCCAAATTGTACAAGCCATGTGCTTCAATGGCTGCTTGTTCTGCTTCTGTTAGTGCAGATTCTTTACGTGCCCAATTGCTTGTGCTGTAATCAGCATAGCCACCCTTGCTTGTTTTCTTGATATTCAAATCAAGACCACGCATAAAGTCTGTTGGCAATTCTTCCATATCTGGATCCATCAAACTAGATTTGATGATTGTAAAGATTTGTGGACTAATAATAAATCTACGAATCGGGTTAGCT